TTGTTGAGTAGCATAAGCAAAGTTATAAGCCACCAAAGATTTACCAGAGGATTCTTCTCCAGCAATCTCTACAATTTTACCGTATGGAATACCTTTACCGAATAAGTAATTTAAGGCAAAGAATGTTGAAGGTATATATAAATCCGTATCAGTAACTTCTGAAGCTAACTTAATCATACTCCCATATTTCTTTGCCATTTCATTTGCTGTTGGTACCTTTAAACCAACTTTTGTTTTCTTTGCCATAATGTAATCTCTTTAAACTAAATAAGGTAGTAACCGAATGAATCTAATTACTACCTTATCGAATGAAACCATATTTACTAACCCTTAAATATCAGATTTGTATTTTCTCTTTTTCTTTGGTTTTTCGTCTTCCATGTAATGGTCACGATGTAATCCCTTTTTCTTCTTCTTTTTCTTTGGAGCATCGTCGTCATCATCTCCATGGTCTTCATTGAGGAATTTTGCAAGCATTTCCTCAAGTTCATCATAAGATTTGATTTGAGAGCGAACTATACCTTCCAAATCTACTGTACCTTGGTATTTCTTATCCAACTTAGTTGGTTTACAAGCACGAGCAGAATAGGTAGTATCCATTTTACCTGAACCAGAACGGATGATTTTAATATCATATCCATTTTTCGGGTCAGTCATATCACCCGCTTCATCCTCATCAAGGTAAAGGTCGATGATGTCTTGATATACTGAGCGTGGAACTAGAACTCCCTTATCCTGACCATCATAGTCAAACTTAGTACCTTTTTCGTCTACATATACTGGACCTCCCAATACATATTTTCTTCTGGGTACTAAAGTTTTTGCAAGTTCCTTGTCATCGTCATCCTTTGAATTTTTCAATTCTTGGTATTTCTCCATGAAAGGACATGGTTCATCAAAAGTAGCCGGAGATATAACTCCACCCAAATCCCCACCTAAGTAGAATTGAATAACTTCTATACCCAATTCCTGGTCATCACCCGGAGATTTGATTCTCATCCTTAAAGTACCCTCCTTAGGGTATACGAATCCACCTCCATTACCTTTTGATTCCAGCTGTTTCTTTCTAGCCAGCATCTTTTCTTTTGTAGAAAGTCCATCTGAGGATACTTTCTTTTTCTTTTTGTCTTTTATCATGATAATTACTCGTTTGGTTCGGTATAAATTACCTCGTTCATACTTAACACTGTAAGAGTGTTCTTTTCCAAGAGTTGTTGCAATGCAGGAGAAAGCTTGTCTGTTTCAAATTCTATTTCCTTACCTGCATATAAACCATAAGTAACAATTCTGCCGATAGCAACAAAGTCCTTATAGGTGTTATATTCTTCGGTGATGATACCAGATTTTACTACTACTCCCTTACGAGGTACTCCCTCTTTTACTTGTTCCGGAATAAAGAGTCCGGATTTTGTTTGATTTACCTCTTTTGGAGATAAAATCAATACCCGGTTCTCTGTTGGACTACCAGGCAATTCTTCATTAAATTTCTGAGCTACTGCTACAGATACAAAAGTCAATGAATAGTTCATATTTCTTATATTTTAAAAGTTAGTAATTGATTATAGTTCTTATTTCTCCTTACGAAGGTTGGCATTCAATGTTCTCAGTATTCCCTCTCTAGATTCATAAGCTCTACAGATTGAAATATACTTGTTAGCCTTTTCTACTGCCTTCAAATATCTTTGATATATGGACTTATATTTCGGACTTACGTTTGCTTTATGTGATACGTAGTCATTGTTGAATCTCTCGTTAGATTCTTTAATATAAATCCATGCAGAAGAATAGGCTTCGTCCTTTTCCCTTGCTAGTGCATCCCTTTCTTTAATATACTTATCTCTTAAAGAACAGAATATATAATAACTAGAAGGAGATTCTCGTAGCTGAGAATTGATGATATTCTCATTGATAGATAATTCTTTTTGAATATCAATCTCAATAAGTTTACCTTCAAATTTAACCTTTAGTTTTTTCAGTTCCGTCTTCATAAACTTCTAATAGGTTTTTAAAGTCTTCTTTACTAAATTCCCCTTTGCTTATTGCTTTAGTTACTTGAGCAAAAGCCATTTGATAAGAGAGTTTCATACCGGGCAAATTAAGAAGAGATTTATAGATGCTTATCTTATCTACCAAAGCCATTAATCTTAAGTCGCATAAGTTATCAGTACCACCTCTATCGAGTAATGCTAAAAATGCAGCCCAATAAATATGGGTGGCATCTTCATAAGCAAGTTTACCATCCTCATCCGTAGCCATTACTTTAAAAGCCAATCCCTCTAAAGTAGTAAGATTAGTTTGTACTTGAGATAACTGAGTCTTTAATCGGTTAAGTAACATTTTTTCTTGTCCACTCAACCTTAGATTAACCACATCTAAATACTTAAGTAAATTTTCGATAGAATAACCTAAGCAACCTGCAACCATATAAGTAAGGGCAGTTAACTTACTTGCATTATCAATCTCTTTCTGTGTTGCCATAATTCCATAAATTTATATTATTTATGTATACATAGTATCTTCTCTTTTCACTCCTGTAATGGTAGATACTGAATCTGAATGCTTTATATTAGTTTTACAATTAGGACATTGTACTATCCTAAAATAATCCCCAGATTTATTATAAACCCCAAAAGTTTCACTGGTATCATATTCAAATTCGCAATCACATACTGGGCATTTAGCCCTCCATACCGTTGGCCCGTTTAAAATCTTCTTCATTTCCTTAGTTTTATGTTATTATACCGTAATATTTTATATAATACTCCAGTTGATATACCGAATTCTTCCAGTATATCTTTTCTTGGTATACCCTCTATATACCAAGAAATTAATAATTCTACATTTACCTTACGTTCTCGTTCTTTACCAACAAAATAGAATCTTTTATCTTCTATACACTGACCCATATTCATCTTAGCTGTACCCCAATATAAATTACCTACCAGATTATCCTCTGGATTGTTATTTTTATGACATACTTGAGGATAATTGTTTGGGTTAGGGATGTAAATAGAAGCAACTAACCTGTGTCTATAAAAGTTCTTCCGTTTACCACCATCTCCTACTAAAGAGTTAGATAAATAACCATTATCTTTCATAGCAGGTTTTACTAATTTCCAACTACCAGTAAATTTCGAGTATAATTTTCCAGTACGGGATATGTAATAATTACTAAACCCGGGTATATTACCCTTTTCTCGATTTTTCATATTCTCGTTGATATTTATGGATTTCCTTTTTATATAGTTCCATAAATACTTCTGGTGAAGCTGCACTAAAATTACCAATTTTACGAGTCTTAAACTTATAGTATTCCTCCATGTACTCTTCTACCGAAAAGTCTGGTTTTAACATTCTAGTATAATCATATCCGGGCATAAATGGTAATTCTTCTGCCATAGACCGGCCTATTGTAAAATCCATTGATAGAGTTACGTCATCTACTTGAAAACCGAAATACTTCTTAGTACTTGGGTTACGTAGGATATTCCAAATGGTATATACAGTCCATGTATTTATATCTTCTGGTTTAGAATACATATATACTGCATCATGAACAGTTGCTACTTCAAGCATACGTGGTAATTTACCTTGTCGCATTAACCAATAAACAAGAATAGCTCCGAAGTTGGTCATATTTGCTGCAGCACCTTGACATGGGAAATTAAGTCCCAAACGAATAGCATAAGCAACTTCTTGTTTGTCGTTTGAGTATATCTGTGGTAATCTTCTCTTAGTACCAAATAACTGGGTATAATACCCATGCTTACGAAGGAATTTCTCTTGCTTCTCTTTGAACTTAAGTATCTTTGGATGTTTCTTAAAGAACTCTGCCATTTCTTTATGGGCTTCTTCTTTAGTAACTATAATACCAGCTTTTGGGTCGGATAGTTTTACTGCAAGTAAAGCTTCTCCAATACCATAAATCAAACCGAATGCAATTTGCTTAGCTTGTTTTCTTCTAGTCTTCCATAATTTATGGTCAGGATGATTTTCATCTTCGTATATTTTAGAGGCTTCCTCAATTGATACTCCATATTTTGCTGCTGCTATACCCAAGTGAGGGTCAGCCCCCTTTGCAAAAGCATCAAGATATGTTTCATCACCCGATAGATGAGCCATCATTCTTAACTCTGCCTGTGAGTAGTCAAATGCCATATATAAATATCCCGAAGGAGCAACTAATTGTTTCTTGATATTGGGATCTACCGATGTCTTTGGTATCTGCTGCATATTTGGGTCTGCAGAACTAAACCGATTAGAGTCTGTACCATGTATATTATACCTACCGTGTAATCTAGAATCATCTTGTACCTTTTCCCACCATCCATAAATATAGGTCTTATACATTTTCTCTAACCCTCGTAATTCAAGAAGCTTATCAAGGAATATTGCCTTTGGTGAATCTGGCTTTTTAATCGTTAACCTAAGGTTAGTAAGAGTTTCTTCATCAGTACTTGGTTTACCAGATTCATTATCCTTAATCACATCAAAATGAAAGCCATCTTCTGAATACATCAATGCAGGTAAATCAACTGGGCTACCCAAATTAATGGGCCTTATTAATTCTTGTTCCTTTTTAGTTGTGAATATACCTGCTTTGATATTTGAGATTTTCTGTTCCCTTGATGCAATCTTCCGTTTATCTTTTGGGTCATTATAATCTAACTCTTCAAGTTCTGATTCGATAGATTGAATATACTTATCAATCTTTTCTTGGTTATACTTCTTTTCGAATTTCTTTACTCTTGGCAAAGCATATATTGCGTCTCTAGCAGCATCTATTTTTGGCTTATATTCTTCTAAAAGTTTTTTATTGAACTCGGTATCTAGATATAAACCTTCTTTCTCTACCGAAGTAAGTACTCGTGAATTACACATAAATAAATTACGGAATACCGAATACATACCCAAGTCAACCAACTTCTTTTCAAAAAATATCATTAACCTAAGAGTATAATCCGTATCTTGACAACCGTAATGACAGAGTGGATCCAATTCCTTTTTATCCCATGGTATCTTATCAAAGGCATCTTGCTTTTCATAATTACCATACTCTGGTAAATATCTTCTTACCATTGACTTTAAGTCATGAGGTTTTTCCTCGTTGAGAACATATTTAGCAAGCATCCCATCTAAACATGTACCTCTGTAGAATATCTGATACTTCTGATTTATCTGATCATCAAATTTCCAGTTCCATGCAACCTTAGTTATCTCATAATTCTCGATTACCTCTTCCCCAAATTTCCTTAACATCTTCTTCCAGTTCCACCCAGGTGAAGTATATTCTTTTGTTTGGAAATGGTCTAAGGGAATAGAAGCACCAAATCCTGGCATCCAAGATACTGAAAGTATGGTTGGCTTAAAACTTTTGTTGTATATTGGTTCTGCATTTGTTTCATAGTCACAGCAAGCATAACCAGTAGCTTTACAACAAGCAATAAGTTTTTTAAGCTCTTTCTTGTTTTTTATTATTGTATACCGTGTCTCCATATTTTAAAATAGAAAAAGGGACATACCTACCAGTAGTAGATACATCCCTCATTATTAATACTTCTCTTGTAAATCTTCCAGATTGGATGATAATGCTAACCAATCCTTCTTATAAGCATGAAGAGAATCAATAGTATGATACAGATAACCGGGTTTAACCCCAACCTCTTTAGCTACGTATTCCATAAGTTTCCATGCAAGGTATATATCATTACCAAAGTGAGTAATAAAATCCGAACTTCTTTGGTGATAGCAAATATGTAATACCTTCTCCCCCTTACCATTCTGACGAATAAGAAAATCATAATACATAGAGCAAGGAATACGTTGTCTACCACCATAGTATAAGGTATCATCATGATCAAATATTGGTATAATTGCTTTTCTTGTATCTGGGTCTCTCTTTAAAAGACGAACTAAATCTTTTATTAATACTTCACCCATTCTCTCATTGTATGTGTAATCGAACATACCCTTTTCATCAAGGAATTGTTCCCATAAATCTTTTCTTAATTTCCAAGCTTCTCCTGGATTTATATCATTAGGGGATATTCTTTCTTGGAACTCTGCATCTGCCCATTCTCTTGAATGAGAGAATACGAATAACCATACCGGGTCTCCCAATGAAGTTAAGCAATATTGTTGGCAAATGAGTTCTTTAGTAATAAAATTCTCATTACCTTCAATAACTTTATTTTGATAGGTCTTTGGTTTTACAGTTTGACCATAACTGTTGAGTTCTCTACCCATTTCGGACATTAACTCAAAACTGTTAGAATATATCCTCATATTATATAAATATTTAACTGTATGACATTGTAGAATTAACCCAGGTCATATGCCAGTAGCGAAATACAAAATTATCAAAATCCTCTACCTCTTTCATTAACAAGGGTATATCTGGTTCTCCCCCGTTCTTTTTAATCTCAAAAACTTGGTAATAGAATTTGTTTACTAATCCTATACGCTTCTGATTTAAAAATTCCTTAGCTTCCATTGTTCTTTTGTTTTAAAAGTTTCTTTTTATAGGCTTTACGTTGAGAGTAAGAGATTACATTCTCCGGGTATTCTATATCCTCGTATTCAAGAAGTAATTCTTTTGCTTTCATTGATTTATATGTTTCCTCATATAAATCTGGTCGAAGCACTTTAAAACTTCTAAAGAATACCTTGAATGAAGAGAATTCCTTCTCTGTGCCCTTTTGGAATTTTTTCCATATCTCTTTTATCCTCTTATTCCATGAATTCTCCTCTGCTCCTTTAAGTACCTTCTTCAAAGGTTTATGGGTATGATACATTAGAAGTGTCTCCACATTTCCGTACATTTGAGTCGCAAATAGGTTGATTTGTACTGACTGGTCCGGCCCATATACGTACTCTGACATTCGTTGAATTAATAGGAAATCGAATATTAACCTCTTGGTAATCTCCGAAGCCCGAACTACCATTGTAATAACTGGGATGTCCTCCCCGAATCGTTTTGAAAAAGTCGCAGCTATTAGACATTGTTTACCGTTATCATGATGATTGTTAAACATATAAGTTATATTGTAATTCTGATTGTACTTATTTCTCAGTACTCTCAGTTTACTACGCAACAAGTCAAGCTTATTAAAATCTATGTAGTTATTCAATAAGCTAGTCCACTTAGTTTCTTTGTAATTGAAACATCTCCCATAATCAAATTCGGGGTCTACCCATGCTTTTCGTATTTTTATAAATACATTATACACTACTGCTACCCCACTATTAGCCATAGCCCCTTTCCCAAATAGGATTGGGTCTAATCTTAGGAATCCCTCATTGAGTTTTTCCCATGCTTCCTGTGAAGTAGCAAATTCTAACGAATGGAGGGACTCCTCCGTATTAAGTTGAAGCCCCTCTAATTTCTTATTCCAACCCGACATATAATTGGCTGATTTTTAATTGGTTACTAATAATTTGTAGTTTGCCTCCATAAATTGAGACGCTGTTTTTTAAAGAATAAACTGAATAACCCTTGGTCTGTGAACCCATTCAATGCAAGGAATCCCATATATAGGTAGAAAGCTTTTACCAGTGATTCCTGGAAGTCTATCTCTTTAGTCATTACTTGGGTTTGTTTCCAAGGTCTAGACTTAAGGAAATTCCTTGCCTTGTTCAATTCATATATCACTTCCCATAAGTATAACTTCTCTGCCTCATGTGATAATTCATTCATCTTATGAAAACCAGGGATGTAAGAGATGATTTGTTCCCATTTACCATCTTCATCAAAAAAATCCTCTTCACAAATAATATCGAATTTCAATAAATTCTGGTAGTCGGAATATTTTACCACTAACTCTTTAACACCCATAGCCATCACATCAAATAAGTTCTTTGCCTTATTATAGCTAAGAATATCTTCAGGAAGTATATTTGAATATACTAGAAGAGTAAAGAAAAAGCCTAAAGCATCTGCTTGTTCTTCATTTGCATTAGCAAGAGAATTCAATAGGGATTGACATTCGTTTTCATTGAACATCTTGATATTCCAACCATTCTTCTGACATAATTCAAATACTTCTTCGGTAGATTCAAACCCCTCGGTGAGTTCTTCTATTACTCTTCCTATAAAGTCTTTGAGTATTACCTGGTTCTTTGCATTATTGATATCAAATGGATAATCAGGTAACTGCTCTATTTGCCTATATCCCTGCAATTGTTCTAACCCCAATTCATACATCTTTAATAGTACCCCATTAGTTTCTACTTTAGGTACTGGTTCACTTATATTTCTTATATCCAAAATGTTAACTTTTATAATGTTTACCATTAAGATAATTACCAACAGTAGCATTACTAACCTTCAACCTTTTAGCTATGTACTTGTTAGTATTACCTTTTAATTTCAATCTCTCTAATCTTCGAATACTACGTACTGTTAATGAAGTATGAGGAGCAAATAGACCTCTTCTACTTACTCCATACATAGGATTATTTATACCTTTTAATTTCAACCTACCCTTATTAATGGCATCATATACATTATCTTTTTGAGTACCCCATTTAAGGTTCTCTAAACGATTATTCAAAGGGTTGTCATCTAAGTGCATTACTACTGGTAAATTATTCGGATTAGGTATATAGGCTTCTGCTACTAATCTATGTATTTTTACATTCTTAGATACCTTATTATTTCTAAGTTTAGTACGTTCGTATCCTTTATGGAAGAAAGTCTTTACGGGATGTCCCTTATTATAAAGCTTACCCTCCCGAGTAATATGATATCCTGGGAATCCTAATATATTATCTTCCACTATTTTATGTTTTGAGATGAACCAAATCCTTTATCTCCTCTGCTTCCCCACATTTGTGATTCAGTATAAAACTCCTCTTGCTGAATCTCCTCTGGCTCGGTAATATAAATGGGTACATGAATAAATTGTACCAGCTTTTGACCAGCCTCGATAACCTGAATTTCTTGAGAAGTGTTATATATCCCAATATGTATCTCTCCAACATAAGGGGAATCCACTATCTCGGCAGTAAAGATTAACCCTTTCTTAGTAGCTATACCAGATTTGTTTGCTGCCATTAACATAGATGCAGGAGGTTCTAGCAAACCTTTGATACCCGATGGGATAAGTATACGATGACCTGGTTTTAAAGCTATATGCCTTACAAAGGATTCACCAAAAGGAACATCTAAATCATAACCTTCGGAGTCGAATTCATTTTTAGAATGAATATCCTCAGGGTATAAATTAGTTGGTACATAGAAATCTAACCCAGCATCATTTGGGTTTGCTCTGTTGGGAGATACTACCTCCCTTACTTTGATAAATCTAAATTTGTTCATAATATATTACATTTACGTAAAAGTTGTCCAAAGGTTAATTTCTCGGGTCTAGAAACATGTACTCCCAATGAATTACACATCCTGATTACATCGGTAGAACCCTCCATACATAAATTAGCAAGTACATCTTCTTGCTTTACAAAATAGTTTGGGTTGTTAAGGTATACCTTGAATATAGCCCATATCATCTCTATTGGTTTCATTATTTAGTACACTCTTTATAAAGTTCTCTAATACGTTTTCTTGGTACTTCAAATTTCTCAACTGTCTTTGAGATAATTTCTTTTTTCTCTTTGCCTTTCCGAATCAAGCATCGGATGTATTTCTTGATACCAACGGTATCTTCAAGTACATCCAAATCCTTGTATTGATTCTTCTGTTCAAGTTCTTTTCTTGTAATGTTCAAGTTCTGTGACATCTTAAATGCACATAATTCTGAGTCTCCGCATAGCTTACATTCCTTAGTTGATAAATCATACCCAATACCAAAGCATGGATCTCCGTTAGTACCCAATTGACTAACATCTATTGGTGTAAGGATATCTTGCTTCGATAAGTCAGGAAGTTGTTTCTTTTTCTTAGCCATTATATGTCTTTTTTACGTTTATAATAAATGTATATCTCACTGTTATCTTCTATCGGAACATAGGAATAACCCATGTTATTAATAAATAGTTCCCTGAGTTTATATAATTCTTGGTATGAATTTCTATCATGGCTCTCTTGACATACTTTGACTACCATACCATTACTCCAGTACAGATAGAAATAATGAGTAAAGCATTCGGGAGTATTTTGAGAAGTTTCCAAGCTTGATATCCATATCAAATCTCTACAGTTGAATACATGTTTAGGGTTGGGTACCTCCCCAACAATGAGAGACTTAAACCATTCTTTAATCTTCCTCATCATAAGTATAATTAATGTGTTTACAATTAGGACAGACCCATTCTTTGAAATGCCATCCTTTGATTTCCAAATCCTCTTTATGAAAACGTTTCTTGCATGAATGACATTGATAACCATCCTTAGAAAATATGAAGTCTAAAGCGAGTATTATTATCATAATAACCACCGCTGTAATTAAAATATATTTCTCCATCACTGAAAGCCTTTAATTTTCTTTTTAGTGTTATTGGGTTTCCTTAAGAGTATCCAGCAATAAATACCCGATGCAGAGATTTGAATTATCCTCCAACCATCTGATAAGAGAGTAGTTAGTTTAGTATCATCTTCGTCTCTGATACATATTAGTTTATCATTATTCATAATGCCTATATGCTTATTGATTGTAATCTTCTTTTCCTCCTACGGAGAAAAAGTAAATACTCATAGTACTTCTAGTTAACTCTTAATAAGGCTATGGTTAGGATGTTTCTTCCATAGCTTATCTAACCGTATTACTTTCAATTCTTGTCTCTGATAATATTGCTTCCGATGTTTACCGTGCCTATCTAAATAATTCCCGGGATAGTGAAGGTCATCAAGGTATACTTTCTTTTTCGATTTATCCGTTCTTACCAAACGACCAAGAAACTGAATAGATTTTTCCTGACTATCCATGCTTGCTGCATTAAGTAAGTACTTAAGCTTAGGAAAGTTTTTACCTCGAGCAATGATTGTAGTTGATACCAGGATATCTATTTTACCTTCTCTAAAATCCTTCATTATTTGTTGTCTTAACTTAGAAGGAGTATTAACATGCACATAGGCAATATTATAGGCATCGCCCAGTTTCTTTTTAAAGAACTTATATAGATTTTCACAATGTGCAATATGCTTGCATACTACGAGAGCAGGGTATCTGCCTTGATTAAGGTTCCATAGTAATCTATTATAAGCCATTAACCAAGCTGTATAACAATTGGTGATTGAATCATCGTATATTTCCTTATAGGAAATACAATCAGATTCCCAATTACCATACCAGGGTTTACCAGGTACCATCTTTACAACGGTTTTTGTTGAGTAACCCTTTTTGATAGAATCCTTGAGTTTGAACTCAGCAAGTACTTTACCAAAGAAACATTCTAAGTTCATATTCTTAACCCTATCCTTAGCAAGCTTACTCATATAAATCGTACCAGATAATCCTATACGAATTCTGGTATTAAATAACCGAGTGATTACATTCTGATATTGCTTACTACCTCCTTGGTCAGCCTCATCTATAAGTACCATATCTATTTGAGATAATTCCTTTTGATAGAATCTCATATTTCTCGAAATAGATTGAACCATACCTATAGTAAAGTTACTCCAGTTTAAAACCTTGCCTTGAACAAAAGTGATATCTTCTCCGGGAAGATATTGCTTAAATTCTTCTCTAGCTTGATTTAACCAATCCGAATCATTAGTTATTAGCAAAGTCTTTAACTGCTTCTTATAGGATAAATATAAAGACGACATGATAAGTGTTTTACCTGCATTAACAGTGTAATCTAATACGCCAATATGAAAAGGTGTATTCCCTATCTTATTATTGATAACTGCCTTAACAGCTTTCTCTTGCTCTGGTCTTAATTTATATTTGCCTATATTCGTAACTACTTTACTGACTTTAGGTAAAGGTTGTCTCATATCTACAACTTTAGGTTTAATCCCCATCTCAATACACATATCGTATACTTTGGGAAGTAAACCTATTTTAAATTGCCCAGTCTTGGTGATGTAATGAATCTTACCGTCCCAATTCTGCATACCTCTTTGCCTTGTACGTAAGTAGAAAGCATTCGGATGTCGAATGGCAAACTCATTATAAAGTTTCTGTGCGAACTTAAGAGGTAAGTCAAGTTCGCACATATTCCCATTCTGAATAATTATCTTACTCATTTGATAATTACCGTTACACCCTTAGTGGCTTTATCCATGCCCATTGCTTCCTTAAGAAGTTTGATATGATGTTCCTCATCGGCAATCAATTTCTCAAGGAAATAATTCACATCATCGTAATCTGGACGTTCCTCGTATTGAGCAATTGCTCTTTGGATTTTCTTGTAGTGACCAATAGTTTCTATCTCGGAATTCAAAGCAATCTTTAAAGCTTGTTCCCAAGTAGAACCAATCTCAATCGTAGGGTTAATATTCATGGTAGAGTAATCCTCATAGGGATCTGCCTTTTGTAAAAAGTCCGATATCTTATCAAGGTGTCTCATCTCTACCAAACCAATACCCAACATCAATTCTGATACCTCCTCGAATCTAGAAGACTGTTGGGTATACATAATAATTGCACTTAGTTCTGAGAACTTGGCATTCTTCCAAATCACATAGAACATATTAATTATCTCATCAGGCCAAGGGTCGATATCCTTAAAATCTGGATAAGTTACCGATTGATCTGAATACTTGAGGACATCTATAAAAGCATTAGCTGCATCCTCTACTCTGTTTCCGAAAAATTGTAAACCTTTCATATCATTTTCTTATTTTATCCCAAAGACTCCCCTCTACTTGAGGCTCGTCTAAGGTTCGTTTATCTTTATTTTTATATAAGTATTTATTATATCTTTCGATAGCCTTATCATTATACATTTGACTTGGTTCTGGTAATCCATTACACCAAGCAAGGGCTTCGAACTGGGCATCCAAAAATTGAAATACATTCCAATCCTTTTCATCCATTAGATTATGAATCCTAAGGAAGTGAACATATTTCTCTGGCTGATGTTCATAAGATTCATATATACCAGTAACACTAGCAACCCTTTTTATAAATTCATCATGGATATCTTTGGTAAAGCCTGGGTCTTTATCTTCCTTGAGTTCTATCTCGGCATCTATTTGATTAGTAATGTTGTCCTGCATAGATATCAACCTTTGCATAACATTCCTATAATCAGTCATCCTCTTTAACCCAGTCTCAATGTATTTAATAAAACCTTCCCGGGTATCAAATTTAAAATCTTCACAAAAGGTATTACATACTTCTGCAAGCTTTTTACAATTTGCCCATTCTCGGGAATTACTCTCATTTATTTTACGAACTCCCCTATGCTTTAACTTTATACGAGTTGCGTATAAAATATCAGCAACAAGGGCAGCATCTCCCTTGGATGCTAGTAAAATGTTAGAAACTTTCTTAGTATTCTTATTGTTAGAAACTAAGACTGCTCTATGATTTATTGCCTCCTTTCGAGCAATAACAAAAAAAGCCTCAACTGGGAAATTATCTACCTCTAAGGTATTTAATATTTCCTCAAATTGAGACTTAGTAATGTGAATGCTGGGTTCTCTCATTTTATCCTATTACAAACTAAAACTCCATTAATACAACCCTCATTATCACTTATCCAAGCTTTCTTACCAAAAAGATTTATACCAGGAGATTGGAACTGTACATAGTATGAGCCTCTATTTGTACCAACATACCAATCTACATTTTCAGGTAAGTTTAAAGTATAATCCCTAACTTTACCATCAACCATTTCACATCTGAAAATCATGTTCTTCTTGGGTTTAGGTTTAGAGCACCAAGTTCTAACTGGAATCGCACTGCCCATAATCCCGGTGAATATAGATAGAACTACTGCCAGGAAAATGTAAGAGCCATCAATTTTTATTTTCTTCATATCATTAATATTTTAAGTTATATAATATAATAGGAAATCCTTATTCCAAAGAGTTCTTGATTTGAACGAGTTCTTGATAACTTTGATACCTTGTTTGATATACTAACTTTAGTGTTTGTTTCCTTCCCAAATCATTTACATCAAAACCATCAGGAAGAAATACTACCTTGACCTTTTTATAGGCAACAAGTTTAAGCGCAAGATTGACTGCATATCTTTTGGCATCTGGGTCCAACAATACAATATATCTTTGGCATGAGGATTTAAGTAACTCATTGACTTGGTAGGCACTAATGGCTTTACCCATTGTGGCAATAGCTCTATCTCCGAGGGTGAGAGCATTAAGTGCTCCTTCGCAAATGAATACCGACCTATACATTTCCAATGCGTCATAATTAAATATGATAAACTCTTTTCCAAGGCCTGTGATATCTTTGTTGGGGTTGTTATACCGAGGACCGTTTCCGATAACCTTTCTGGCATTATAATACCTGAGTTGGCCATGATAATAGAACGGTATAATAAGGTACCCGAAGAAAGGTTCCTTTGTCGCATAACCAACTCCATGTTTACATAACTCTTCGATACTAAATCCGCGGCCTTTGACATAGCTTCTAATGCTCCTTGCAATTTGTGAATCTCCGATACTAAGGAGTCTAAAACTATCGGGTAAGTACAAAGGCTTAGCTTCTGCAAGTTCAATTTTCTCATCGTGAAATTCAAGTTCTTCGAATTGTCCATTGTTTAAGAAATTTATAAGTTCGTGATAAGTATCGAATCCCTCAACATCCATAACTAATTGTGAAGGATTCGGATGCTCATTACATCTAAAGCAATTAGTTCTGTACATGGAAAGATTAACTCCCATTTTTAATTCCCTATGACAGTAAGGGCAAGTTGGGAGTTTCATCCAGCCATGTTTATATTCAAAAGCTCCAAGTCTTTTAATGAAATAAGTTTTGAGCTTAGACTTAAACTGATTTGTTATTTTCATGTTCCTTTATAGCTTTACGAATTACTTTTCGGATTCTCTTTAAATCCTCTAAATCCAGGTCACTGATGGAAATTGTTTGCCAACCATTATGGGATATTTCTAAAGCTAATCCATCAGTCCATCTATCTTTTACTACTTCTACTTTCTTTGTTCTCATTCTTCTTTTTACCACAGATTCTACAATAGGTTCTGGTACGATATTTAGTATAATATTGAACTCTCTTACTACCTCCTTTCCTTGTATATTTTGGTCTTTTCCTGGTTTCCCACCAATGCTCTGTTATCCAATCATGAATACCAAGTTTACATTTATATATCTCCAGTTGTCCTTTCTCTTTTCTTGGAATCAGCATCTGGATTATCTTTCTTTTTAAATTGCTCATCCAATTTACTACCGTATACTTCATCATATTGCTTTCGTTGTTCTTTAGTAAATTCTGTACATCTTTGTCTTTCGACATCACATTTGAATAAAGCCCTACCCGAAGGAAGACCATCTCTTTGTACTACAATCTCAACTCGAAGAATATTATCTTTCTCCTCTTGCTCAGTACAATTAAGACCCATTATAAATTGAGCATTACGAACAATTGCAATTGAACCAGAGATATCATTCTCATCATACTTGGTAGTTCTATGTTTCTTACCCTCCCTTGTAATATGATGAGCAGTCCATATAACATCTAAGTGTAGTTCCTCTGCTAAGTTCTGTAAGTCAATATATACGTTTGAGATTCTATCAAAATCCTCTTTATCTTTAGCTAATGATGCAAGCTTACCTGCATAATCGACCATCAATACCTTAATATCAATTCCCTGGCTTCTAAGAGTTAATATCTTCTCTCTTATATAATTGCAGTCAGTAATTAATGCGGGTACTCTTTCAACTACCAATTCAACTCCAAACCTTGCCAATTTCCTTAAATGCTTAGCCTCGAGTTTATCGTAATCTCCGGAATATAATTCCTTCTTTGTTTTATTGATACTTGATTGAATGAAACGGTCCATGATTTGTTCTTGGCCATTTTCTGTATCTATATATAATACCGATTTCTTCATTCTTAGGTATCCTCTTGCAAGGTTTACCATGAAGAATGTTTTCTTTGCCTTAGGTCTATCCAAGATTACATTTACTGAAGCTACTGGAAATCCACCAGCATTGGTCAAATCATTCAATTGCCTAAATGGACATGGAACTACGGATGGTTCTGATTGTCTTTTGAATTGTCTCTCCGTAACATCCCGAATCATATATAAGGGTTCATCTTCTTTCTTAGGCTTACTCTTTTGAAGAACCTTCTCAATCTTTTTAGAGTATTCTTCGTATTGTTCGAAGTTATCTAAATCGAATGAATCATTCAAGTTCTTCATCTCAACATAAGTAGAGAACTTATAAATCTTCTCTTTAATATATTCGGAATCTGATAATTGAATTGAATAGAGGTTCTTAATGGTTCTCTCAATAGTTGGGATGTCATCCTTAGTTACTAAGTCTACATAAGCTTTGGATTCTAGCATTTCTTTTATCACTTCCTTTAATACATTCTGAGAGGGTATCTTCTTTGTCTTCTTAAAGTACTTAAGTATACCCTCACATATTAAAGAATGCTCAATAAGAACTAAGTAACTGGGTTTTAACCTTCCCAGTACTAAACCTCCTTCCTTGTCTTGAATAATGAACCGGAGTATCTCCAACTGGAAGTCCGGTGTAAAGCTAAATTTGATTTTATCTTTTTTCATACATTAATATATTGCAATATAATAACTAATAGATTTTGATAGTCTCCGTATAGTTCTGAACTCATGTCCACAGTATCTAGTCTTCTAATCCTCAGCCGCTTGGTGAAATATTTTGATATTCTTATATTATATAATGAATAATTTTATATATTTGCACTAACGAAATATTTATAAAGATATGAGAAAGACCAACGGTAATAATGGTTCAGAACTGCACAGATTAAAACCTATGCAGGATTATGATGAAGCCATGTTTAATAGGTTGTATAAAGTTTGTAAACCTGTTATTAGGAACCTAACCAAACAGATAGATTACAAAAGATTCAACCTTACTCCAGATATAATATCTTCTTATTTCTGGGATAAAATGTTATTTGTTTTTAATAAGTACTACGGTACTTGTAGTGAAGAACATCTTAAAGCAAGAATCTTATCATCTCTAGCTACTTTTAAAAATAAGCTTCTGAGATTTGCCTATGGAGAGGTTGCAGAATATAACCAGAACTTATTTAAGCTTGAGGATTTATTTGATAATGATAAGGAACTCGAAGATGATGAGGAAGAAACTAAAGCTAAAGAAGATATGTTGGAATTGCTTTATGATTATATGAAAGCTAATCTATCTTCGGATGCTTATATGTTATTCGAGGTATTAGTAACTCCTCCACCATATATTAAAGAACGTATGCCTGAGTCAGGAAGAATTACCAATATACTTTTAGTAGAGTTCTTTGATATGCCTCGAACTAAAAACTCTATCAAATATATTAGTGAACTCAAGGCTGATATCCAATACTGGGAAGAGAAAGCCAAAGAAGAACTGCATTACTAAACACAAAAAGAAAGGGACGTTTCCCAACGTCCCTATCCCAATTGTTAAGCAATTCATAAATTAAAAGTTCATTGATATTGTTACAAGTAGTTACACATTATTATAGTTTTATAATGTATGCTAGTACATAATATGGTGGTCTGTTTTCGTGTGGTTGACCTCCACCTACAGCTCGGGTATCATGGTCCCAAAGTGCTACATAAGAATTATCCCTATCAGTTTTATTACTACCATATAGGTTATTACCAATCCACTGGGAACCATTGATACCTATACCGTCGTGAGCCTCAATATAATAGGCATCTGCAAAGTTATGGACATGAGAAGGTATTTCTGGAGTGGTCAAAGTAACCTTATCTTGACCACCGGTATTACCGATAAGATTGTAATCTTCATTACCAGATTGCCAACCTACTACGAACTTACCAGATAAGTCTGGGGTTTGTAAGTCATCTACAATCTGACCATTACATAAAGCCCAGCCATTGGGTACTTGAGTACCATTCCACATGGCAATTAATCCTCTTGGTATACTGGAGCCTTCCATACTACCTAACTTCTCATCTATATAAGCCTTGATATCAAAATTCGGGAATCCCTGCAATAACCGTAAGAGAGTTTCTACATTAGATTGTTGTATACCATGTATAGCAGTATTATATTCTACTGGTTGAGGGAATCTTCCACCGTAAGGGACAATAGAATATTTCTCTACCGTATTATCCATGGAGTTAATACCTTGACCATAAATACCTACCAATACCATAGAGGATTTGTCTACCAAACCTTGAGCCACAGAAGCCATAGCTCTATTAGCTAGTGACTCATAAGTTAATTCCGTATCTTCTAATACGTTTATTTTTGACAAGTTTCTAGATTCCTTAGCATTTGGGTATAATGGGTCTACCGACTTTTTATACAAACTGTAGAAGGAATTAGATTCATTCCAGAAAGCCCTGAACTGTACTGGGTTCTGTACTGGTTCTTCCAAAGGAGTATGATAAGCGAATACAATCACATCTTCATTACTACCCTTAGAACCTTCAATATTTGGGATACTAATTGTTGCAGCATCCGATATAAATATCATACCATCCCGGGCAATACATCCGAAATTAACTTCCGGTCCTTCTCCAGAATCCGAAGCCTTAGTCATATACCTGGCAATAATTCTATCCTTCATTGCCAGGTAAGCCGGTGAGGTAGGTTCTCCATTCGGAGATATTGTGATAGCATTGTTGGTTATCACTGCTGAACCGAATCCACAAAATGGACCTATGCCAATGGGTGCAGCTATTGCTTCAGCTGCATCCTTGGACTTAATAATACCTTCATAATCGAAATAAGTTTTCATACTGTATCTTCGTTTTTATTGTTCTTAAAATCTTTCGATTGATTCCTCATATCTTGGAAAGCCTCTCCTACATCTTTGAACTTGAATGTTATAAATTTCCATAAGATAGCCCATATACTATACCTTTTCTTTACTCCATGGAGTTCACATATATGGTTGTAAATACTATCTATTTCGAAACAATAACATAGTATCATGATTGTTATCGAAACTGTTATAGGATTAAGTCCGTATGGGTCTCCAATAGCCTTACCTATAACGGCACCAAGTAATACATAACATAAATAATCAATAACTTTATTAAGAGTTCTTCTTCCTGCTCTAGATTTTTTTACTTCTATACCCTGCATCCTACTGACGGATATTCCAAACCAGAAGTCCGAGAGTATTAATACAAAGGCTAATAAAATCATCCACCTTAGGTCAAAGATAATGGCATAGCATTCAGAAGTGAATCCTATAATACCAGTTTTGAAGATTGTGTTAAAAGAGTTGCTTTCCATCTGTTTTTATTCTATTTTAAGTTTCCATTCTGTTCCTTCGGGAACCTCTATTTGAATTCCCTGCTCTGATATATCGTTGGATTCCCATACTAATTCTGTTTTATCTACTATGTCTTTCATACTTACTAAGAATACTGCTTTGACTGCAGGATTATCTTTTACATAGAAAGTATGTCTTCCAGGTAGATTAGTAAAGAATTGATAAGGACTGGTGTGAACTACATCGGGAGCTGTCTCATAAATTATATCACCAGAATCTCCAGTATCTGAAGTACAGGTTACGATAGTAGATACTTCTGGTACACTACTACTTAGTTCTGCACTTACGGGATTAAGAGTTAATGTATACTGAGGTACTACTTTTTTTACCGTTAAAGTTACTACAGAACCTTGATAATAAAATTCATAGGTTCTTGGTTCACCCATAGTTATTAAAAGGTTAGAACTATAAGTTTCTGAAGAACCTTCTAACTCAATGCCAGTAATTACATTACCTCCATCTCCATACCTTAAATAGAATTGGCAATTCTGATTCTTGGTTAATTGGTAACCGGCCTTGATATAATGGGTTAGTTCCGTTTGAGAATATGGTTCTAGTTCATACCAATTTTCATCATCCGGATTCATAGGTTCTAACCATAAGTAGGATTCTGGTGTAGGTACATATTCTAATACCTCTACCTCTACCGTTTTGGTTGGGTCTCCTACGGATTCGAATTTATAAATACCAGCCTCATTAAAAGGATAGTCTGTACTTCTACCATAATAGAAATCGGGTCCTTCTACGTATCTATCATCCAATTCTACACTTCCAAGCTTTACCCATGTACCAGAAGTATTTTTTCTGTATACATTTACATTCTTATCGAAGTATGAATATAAGTTAGCGCTTTCAAAAGTAGAATAATAGATACCAGAAGTAAGGAACAGCTTAATGGAAGCAGTGCCATGAGCATTCAGATTAAGCTTCTTATTGGATACTCTAATGCCATAAGTAATTGTGTATCCCAATCTGTAAGCAACTACTGTACCATAATTTGCAGAATTACCAGAAGTGTCTTTGGTACATCTGAATAGGAATGTACCAACTTGGGTAGGAGTCCATCTAGAACCATTCCTAACCAATACTCCTGGGTCTGTAGTAAGTACAGCAATCAAATCATTGGTATTTTCGTTTGGGTCTGAGGAGCGAATAGTAATCTTTGATGATTCTCGATTAGTAATATTTACATTTCGAGGTTCACATATTACAGTATAGTTAGTAGCTATTGCTGTAACATTTAAGATTATCCTCTTTGCCGGGAAGTCTGCAATAACAAATTCATAAGTACCTGCAGAAGTTATTTCCCAAATAGAACCAGAGGGTTTAGTTTCATGAGTATTGATTAACTGAACATCTACAGGTCTGATATTGCCTTGGTAATTCATATTAGCAGTAACCTTAATCTCAATCTTGGGATTACTACCAGTGATTACCAAGTTATCTAAATCTGTACCACCACTTATTAAGTCGGCATAGATATGATAGGATTTAGTGTAGTATTCTAAGCCTACATCTACATAAGTAGTTACTGAGTTATCTCCAACGCTCCTGAAGTAATATCTTTGGTCACCTTTCTTTGCATAGAAGATAGAACCGCTTTCATATAACTTAGAGCTCCATTTATTTTCGGATGGGTCATATCCAGTTACCTGATATCTTAAATCTGCATCATCATAATCTGAAGTTACAGTTACTCGGATAGGTACTTCGGTAATATGTCCCGTTACGATTTTGACTGGAGATATCAGGGGTTCTGCAACTATCTTATAATTGTAGGCTAAATCAAAACCATACTGGATGTTACCTGATACATTGTAAGGTAAAAATCTATCGAATAGTCTATCGATAGACTGTTTGAAAGCTTTAAACTCTTTAGTGGGAGAGGTAAAACCATGACCACCTATACTAATATCTACTTGAATACATTGAGCACAACCATAAATTTTATCATAGTTGTACTTATCGTACCCGGAATAATCGGTATCATATAAGGGGTCTACCTTTTCCCATTTATCCATTTCTCCATCGGTTGGGTCTACAATGGTACATGTTAACCCATACATATTAAAAAGAATCTCGAAGAACTTCCTTGAGCCTCTGATTTTAAGTAATGAGATTGAGTACTTTAAAATTGTACGAATCTGTTCATCACTTAAATTAGGAACTCCTGTATGCTCTCCTGTTCTAGCAAAGGGTAATTCTCCCAAGAACTCCCAGAGGTAGTTTAAATACCTCTGCTGAGTTTTATCGATATCGATTAAATCTAGAATATTATCAATATCAGAAGTAATATTATCTTGGAAGTATGAACCACATATTTCTAGAAATCTTTCTAATATGCCCTTACCATTGACTTTATAAGTATCTTGCTCCTTAAATTCAAATGGTAAGAAATCAATTAGGTTTTTAAGATTCATCATACTGTTTCATTTACTTTAAGTGTTAACTGACTTGAGTCTTCGAATACCGGGATATTATAACCTGGGTCTGTATAATCCATGTTGGGTTCTGCAATGGTTATGGTATACCTGAATCCAGATTGGTAGCCATTGTTCTGAATATCAAGGGCAAAGATAAACCCATTTATATTATCTCGGATTTGAGTAGTCTTACCTACTTCCCCATCATAAGAGAATCCCCCCTTCAGAGACTTGATTGTAAATTTAGTTCCTGAAGAGAAAGATATAAAGTAGTCCATAGAACCATTAGCCTCATCCAATTGGAATTGACCAAGGATTAATTCCTTGTTACCATAGATTGTTATAGGCCAGGGTTTAGTATAGAATTTCTTTAAGTGTAGGTAATCTACGGATTCCAAGTTATCGATGAGTGCATAGATATCCGAGATTCTTACACTACCACCAATATCCGAACTCTCTGGAGAGTAAGCATTAAACAAAGCACTGAGTATTTGAGATTGAATCTCTGAAGTCTTATATGACTTCTTACCAGTAACTTCTATATCCAATATGATATTAACTCTACCTGCCGACTTAACAGTTAACCAAGTAGTAAGGGGTGAATTCTGATGTAAGATATCATATACCTTCTTAATCATGGCAGAGTCGGCAATTACACCATTGTCTGGTGCAATGTATACAATAAGTTTTCTACCGCATTCGTATTCAGCTTTAGCTTTACTAACTCCATCTACCAGTTTAGCTAAGTCTACAAAGTCCTGTTTAGTAACAGCTACTCCCATAGTCTTAACACTCAAGGGTATATGTTCCTTGAGCATACTGAAATTTTCATAGCTTGAACCACCACCTGCATTGTAAGTATTACTTACAGTAGCATCTGATACTGAAGAGGATATTACTGAGGGCACAGATGTAATGGTACCAGACTTAACGTTACCATTAATACCGGTAGTGAGATAGAATACTACATCAGAAATCTTTGCACCTGCTGCAGGTTTCTTACCATTCTTGCCATCACCAAAGTATATATACGGATTAAGAGATTCATCTATCACTACCATAAAATGATTATCTGTAGGCTTTGAATAAGCAAAAGTATTTACTAATACCCAGGATTCTCCACCGATTTTCAGGGTCATAGTTCCGTGTTCGTAATATTTACCATTAGGTAAAGTACCAAGAGTAATCATTACACGTTCATCAGAAGGTATAACCATACCATTGATTTGACTTTCGGTATATAATTCATGTTGTACTACAGGTACCTTACAATCGGTAACATTAGCATACCAAACTACATCTCGAGTAGATAACCATTTGTTACCTGACTGGTCTGTAAATAGAGTTCCGGATGGGATAGTTAACTTAGCACCAATAGAATCTCCTGATACATCCCGAGATATAGTTAAATCTACTGATGCTGCAATAGCACCCCTTGCATGATAATCTACCAAGGCTCCATGCCTAACTACCGAAGTATATTTCCGAGCAGTAGGTAAGAAGGTTTCCCTTGCCATATTATCGATGTAATAGTGAAGAACTTCGGCAATAGCCGCAAATAATGAAAGGATAATGATTAATATATTTCCTTCCGAGTAATCCGTTATGAGTACATTTCCATCTTTGTCTTTTATACCCATAAGAGATTCTATCAGCTTGGCCTTAATCTGTTGATAAGACCTCTGGTATGGGTTAAGCCATTTATTTGTGATTCCCATATTATTGTGTATTTAATGAATTATCCGACCGGTCATAGGTGATATCGAGGTACTGACTAGAATTTGTTCCATTTACTACATAGGTTACTTCTATGTGTATTTTTGCATCAACTCTAGTAACTGTGATATTTTGGAAGGTTATCCTTTGTTCCCAAGCACCTATGGCTTGTTTTAAAAACTCTTTAATTATAAAACTTAGGGCTTGTGAGTTTGGTTCCTCAATACATTGCCATAGTTTACTACCAAAGTTTTCCTGTCGAAATCTCTGGCCTATCATATAATATAGGATAGAGTTAATATTATTCCTTACTAACTCAATATCTCCATTAACCGGATACCATCCAGTTTCACCGTTTTCGTTTCTGTTTAGTTTAATAGGGAAAGTCATACCTTTTCCTATTATGTCAGTAAAGTAATTATCCATTAATGTATACATTTAGTATCCTCGTAATCTTCTTGTTTGAATTCCGAGAATGGTTGACTTGCTTGAGTTACAGTAGGTCCTGAAGAACCAGGTCCAGTAGTTACACCAGAGTGTACATGAGAATTGAATAGAGCTCTAAGTGATTCTAGTTCTTGAACAGTTTGATTTAACTTCTCGGTTAATTCTTTGATATTAACCACTCCTTGGTTTGTACCTTGATTCAAGATTACTGTATCACCTGAACCTACATTTACATCTCCTTGAGCTTGGATAGATACGTTACCTTTTGCAGCTACTCCAATATCTCCATTGATATATATGGTTAATCTACCATTGTCATCATCTAAAGTTATTAGATTACCTTCTGGAGTAATGATACCCATCTTGTTTGGTCCGTCTAAAGGACTGGGTATCTGATTCAAAGCCCAACCATGGTATTCCCAAAGAGGTTTAGTTGGGTCTCCAAATTCAAAGGTAACAAATACTATATCACCAACCTTAGGAGCTAAGAACTTAAATCCATTATTGATAGAACCATGTTGACCCTTTGGATAAGCCCAAGATATGATACCATTCATTACTTCTGGGCAACATACCTTGATACGATTCATATGTTTTTCTTGGTCATCATTATCTACCACAATGCCTCGATAAACTGAGTAGTATCTACCCAATCCTTCGAGGCCATCTTCTGTTATTAACTTAGCGGTCGAGTACATTATCGGTTATTTTTTTTTGTTTTTTACTACATTAAGATATTCGTTTCTTGCCCACTCTGACCAGTCAAAAGAATACTTCTCTTTCATAGCCGGTGTTACTTTAGATTGGTCTACCTTAACTACTTTGGTTTTACCATAGATTGCAGTACCATTAGAGGTAACTATAGTACCTTCAGTTCTTACAGTACCTGCTGCTAAAGCTTGTGGGTCTTTAGCATTAAGTTCATCGTAATAGAATTTATTCTGTAAGAACTCTCCTGCACCTTTCTTATCTATGATTACATTCTTATCGTTCATGAATCTTTCCTTAAAGTAAACTGCTTCACTGTAAGTGAACTCATGAACAATATTAGAAGCATTAGCAGTACTCTTCTTGTCTTTACCAAATTGAGTTTTAGCTCTATCCTTAGCATCATTGCTTACTATATCTTGAGTACTAAGTTGAGTCTTGGATGTAGTCTGACCCGCCTTGGCATTACTCTTTATCAAATCCAAAGTACATAGATAACCCTGACCTGCATCCATTGAATGTTGTACTGATTTAATATACCAATACCCGGACCAACGTTTACCCACATTTTCTAAAGAGATTACCTGAGAAGATTGTAATGAAGGTCTACCAACTACAGTCATTTGGCATACTAATTTCCTTTCTGTAGTTTTAAGACCTCCATTGGCATTAGCATTCATGGCCCAAGCTACTTTATCAGCTCCACCATATCTACCAAATAGATTATGATATAATTTATATATTGGTACTAATACTGGGACCTTCTTCATCCTTCGAATCTTAACCTTAGCTTTAACCTTACGAGTCATAGTAGGTGTAGTTACTCCCTCACCAGAATATTTTAATTCATAGGTATCAGGGTATACAGTAATATATGGATTCTTTTCCATAGCTGCTATACCTCTCTGAGATTGGTCATTAGCTGAAGCAATTTTAAATTTATTACCTTGAGTATCTCTAAGGTCTATCATGTGTAAAGGTGTCATACCTTCCGGGTCATATTCACGAGGGTCTACCCATTCTTCTGCAAGGTATTCCATTTTGTATTCTCCAGTGAATAGGTATCTTTCGTTTTCTAGTAATTGCCTTAGATTACTTTCTAACTCTTTCCCATTCTTAGAGTTCTTTAGGATTTGCTGAAGTTGTCTCTTCTTATCGCTTGGTAAATTATTAGCTGCCGTATTGATAGCTTCCCTATATTGGTCAGTACTTAAGTTATCTAACATCTCTTGTTTACCTGCTTGATAAGCAACATAGGGTTTCTTAGAACCATATTCTTTTACTGCTTGATTATGTTTCTGAGCTTTAGCTCCATACCTTTGCTCAGCTTCCATCTCTGCAGCAATGTTAGTAGTAGGATGACTACGATAATCTTCATAAGGTACACTACCATAATTGACTACCATAGTATTATCTACTTGAGCTACATAAGGAGTAGTAACTGTAGACATTTCCTCTTTAGCTTTTTCTGGTTCTTTTATATCGGTAGAACCTACAATAAGACCTTTATCATCGGGGTCTATAGTTTCGGTTAATTGAGCCTTTGCCCTTTTAGTTACATTCTGCATGGTAAAGGATACCCTAAGTACCTCTCCATTCTCGGATTGATATATGTAATTGTATTCAGGCTCTTGAGTAAACTTTCGATTGTGAATATAGATTACACCATCCCGAGAATCAATATACCAAGGTCCATTAGGATAACCTTTCATCTTCTGTTCTAATTGAACCAAGATGTTATTCCCTATTAATCCTAAGTCACTATCTATCAGAGATTTTAAATCTGCCGGCATAGGTACTTGAGCTACTCCACTAAAGCTATTAGCGTAAAGTATCTTTCCAACAGTATTTCGACTTTGTTCTGTCGGGACCTGTAGTGACTCGTAGACTTTATTACTTATTACTTGTTTAGCCATTACTGAAATATTTCTATGATTACACCGATGTCATTGTTACAACCATTATCTAAAAAATTAGATAGGCTATACTCTGATAAATCTGAATGTGTATAAGGTGGTTGGAATCTTAAATCCCCAACTGTATCTATACACTTTAATGTCACATGAGTACCAGTAGAATCGAATACACAATCCAAATCTCTTACCTTAATACTTCGTACTGGGCTCGAAATGAATTGACCATCAGGATATATGTATCCCCACTGAAGATAAATAATAGAGCTTTCCTGGAGTTCTGGGATATCTACTGTATCCGGGTCTCCAGTATCAAATGTAATGGTTGCTAAGTTTTCCTTCTCTTCATCATATTTGTAGCTCCAATTACTTATATAAGCGCCAAGAGGTATGCCTGTAATTGCATTCATTATGGGCATACCTCCAGAATCGAACAGTGCCATATAAGGTGTTGCTGTTCCATTATAAAGAATTGGTTGATTAGGTTTCTTAGTTGCCATACATTGGTATCCGTATTAATTGATAAGGTTCGAGTTCTGCAAGAGGGTTTAAGATATTATTAGCCTCAGCTATTAAATACCATTTCCCAGAATCACCATAGTAACGATAAGCAATGTTCTGTAGGGTTTCTCCATCCATTACTGTATGTTGCTTATCGTTACTTGTATTGGGAACTAAAGGTGGGGTTACCTCCAAAGAATAATCACCCTCATCATATTTAAGAGCTACTGCCCCATCATAGGGGCTAGCTCCAGTTAAGTATTGATTCAAGTCTATCATAAACTTATTCCTTTCGTTTTCTTTAGAGCTTCTTCACTTACAATATCTGCATAGGATAAGTTGTAAGCACTTACTCTCTTGAAGATTAATTCTTGAGTTGCAGCTGCAGGAAGTAATTTCAAATCATCAATCTCGCATGACTTACTTGCAACCCTTGTCCTTGAAGCATTTCGGAAATTGTTTAATGTATAGGTTGCTGAAGTAAGGATGTATTGATGGTTCTCAAATATACCAGAATTACCCCATTCTATTTTTAAGATGGGGGGGCTTGCCTGATATGAGTTTGCCTTAGACCACATCTCAAGTAATCTACATTTAGTGATTACCTCTTCTGGATTTTCTGGGTCATTACAGAACCAAGATACATTGAATTGAATTATATCCTCTGCTCCAGTGTAATGATACATGGGAGTATTACGTCCCATTGATTTAATGGTAGCCCAAGTAGTTTCTCCTCGGAAGTCAATAGATGGAGGTCTATTTTGAAGAGTGATATATTGATAAGGTGTTGATACCAAATTATATATTACTACTTGGTTCATATTACGAACTTCGGGCATTACCATAAAAAGTTCTTTATTCTTATTTACGGAATTACCCTTAGCTGGGTCCATTTCTTCATAACCAAAAGGAACTCCACCTTCTACCTGATGTTTTAATTCCATCCGATATTGGTTTTGTATCCTTTGGTTTACTTTTGGATTCTTTGAGGTAGCTCTTGGTCCAAAAGGATTATTAGGGTCATATATCTTTCCTTTATCTGCAGTGTCTTTAGGTAAAGTAGATGTAGCCCTGTTTAAATAAATCCTGGCCCTCCAAAGTTTATTTAAAGGACCAGTAAGAACTCCGGCAGAATCCCTGGTAAGGTCATTATACTTTTCAACAACCCCACCTGCTATTTGATTCAATATTCTTGCCATAATTGTTTTAGTTTATTCCTAAAGCTATACCAGTAAAATCTTGTTGGCCTCCAGGAGCAAAGTCTCCAGCAGGTTCTCCATCTACTGAGATATTGATTCTTGAATCCTTGAAGCCATCCCTGATTGCAGACCTAACTGCATCCACAAAAGCCTGTTGGTTTCTTTCTTGAATGGAAGCTTTGCTTTCCTCTGAGTTTAGAGCTTCAGTATTTTTATCTACCGAACTTGTAAGACCTCCGATTACATCTATAAGTAAAGGTATACCTATAGATAAAGCTAATCCTACTGGTCCTCCTAAGAATCCCAGAAGTCTACCACCTAAGAATCCTGCAGCACCTCTGATAGCACCTTTCTTAACTACCTGCTGACCTACAGTCTTAGCCGTATTAGTTGCCATAGAACTTGCAGCTCCTGCACCAGCAAGGCCAGCCATAGATATAAATTTACCATCAGCACCTCTAGCAGCTATTCTACCATTCTTCATTTTACCTACAGTACCTCCCATGGGTAATGCAAAGAATTTACCTGGAGCCATCTGTAGGGCAGTCATCCTCATCATCATTGCAGATATATTACGAAGATGACCCTCAAGGATAGAGGCTTGAACATTAGTTCTTGTCATACCTGCAGCCATACCATCTGTCTCTGCAGTAGCTAAAGCTTGGAAAGTACTAATCATTCGAATGGTACCTGATATGAATTTAAAACCTTGATAGATTGTACCAACTATTGCTCCAGTAGCAACTACCTTTACCAAGAATTTACCAGCCCAAGTTTCTTGGATATCATTAATTATCTTAAGTAAAACTGAACCGAGTTTTAAGATAGGGCTAAATACCTGAGCTAAGGTAGAACCTGCAGTTACTATAAAGTTCTCCCAGTTTGATTTAAACTGTTCGATAATACCTGCAGGAGTTTGTAATCTTTCTTGGGTTAAACCTTCTACTGTACCTTTTGCCGAGTTTACCTTATCCATAAGTTCGGTAAGCTTATTAGTACCTGACCAATAGTCCTGGAGTAAAGCAGATGCAGCTCTGGTACCTCGAACTCCGAAGATATTAAACAAAGCAGAAGATATATCTATACCTCTTCTACCTCTAAGTTTATCTCCCAGCATGGTTATAATCTTATCCAACCTTAAAAGGTTTCCTTGGGAATCCACTAGAGAAGCCGGGTCTATACCTAAAGATTTTAGCATAGTACTACCTGCTTTTTTCTGCCCGGTTACGGAAAGTGTTAAATAGCGCATCATATTTGCCAATGCAGTACCTGCGGATGAAGCTTGGATACCTTGATTACCAAGTACTCCAATTGCTGCAGCTGCATCACCCATACTGATTTTAGCATTTCTAAATTCGGCTCCTGAGTATTGGAAAGATTGTGCAAGGTCGGTTAATGATATATTTGCAGAAGTTACTGCAGTTGCCAATTGGTCTACTACCTGAGTAGCATTTTGAGAAGGTATATTGAAGGTCTGCATGATGTTAGTCATCAAGTCAGCAACTCCACCTTTCTCTCCAAGAGGCATACTAAAGATAGAAGCCAGTTTAGCTGCAGGGCCAATCATTTTTTCGATTTGCTCTACATTGTTACCGGCCATTGCCAAGTACCTTTCTCCTGATGCAATATCTTTTGCTGTAAGAGGTGTTACCTCGTTGACCTCCTTAGCAACCTGCATTAGCCTTGCCTGTTGAGCAGCATTTGCTCCAGACATCTTAGAAGCTAAGAATACTTGGTCGTATACTCCTGCAGAATATTGGTAGGCTTTAGCCATACCACCAACCAATTCTTTTCCAAAATCAAAAGCATTAGCAGCAGACATTTGAATACCTCTATTCCAGGTATTCATATCATTCATCATTGTTCTGAATGAATTAGATATCCTGCCTGCTTCATTGGAGAATCGGTCTTTTAATACCATTGCAACACCGACCTCAACTAAGCTTCTACTGTTTATCATTTATTTTTAATCTTTTTTAGGTTATCATAATATTCATCGGCTAAGTCTTTAAATCTTTTTCTTTCTCGATACGGAAGACGCAAAAAGCTGAGATAATCAAGGACTATCTCAGCTCTACATATATAAGTGAATGTACCCGGGTGGTCTACGCTTCCGTCAGGTAGAAAAAAGATGATGATAGCATAACTGGGTATTCAGCCTTTTCTCCAGTAGTAGGATTTTCTACTTCTGTATTACCGCTGAATACTGGGTCATAGGCAAATACTGCCTTACGAATTTCAGCCATATCCCTTACTGAAAAGAGAGAGAAGTTTTCTACCTTTTCCCATTTGTTATCTACCAGTAATCTTAGGTTTCTTGCCATCAAGCCAGCACTCTTTGTTTGTTTTTCTATAGGTAACATAACCAACCAACGTTCTCCTGCACCGGTCATCAAGTCAAACATAACTTGTTTACCAGAAGATAATACTACTTCGTAATCTACGAGTTTCTTCTGCTCCGGATAATAAGGAATAGCATTAGGTTTTTCATCCATTTCTTTTTCGGTAGGTAATGTTCCGTAATCTTCAAATACCATTTCCCGAAGTGATTGACCATAAGTTACTGGCCCACCATTCTGGCCCCAATTATATTCAAATTCTACTTCTTCACCAAGTGAGAAGATTCTTGACATGAAGATAATGTGATACCGATCATTCAAAGGGATACGGTCTGCATCCTCTACCGTAAGTCTTCGGTTAGGAGTGAAGTCTGTATCTACTACGATTGCCTGAATAAACTTGGTAAGGTTCATAAGATTCTTAGAATCCATGGGATTTGATAAGATATCCTCATCGGCTCCATTCTGTTCACGGATTGAATACTTAAATCCTGACGGTGCTGTAAATTCACAAGTTCTAAATTCCATATTTATTTATTTTAATTGGTTACTTAAATCCATAGTATCTGATATAACAACAAGAAAGGGGTGAGCCCTTTCTAGGAATCCCACCCCTCCACCTAAAAATCTTAGTTGAAAATAGACTAAGCTTTTAATACTTATCGGCAGTACCTACTGAGAATTCGATACTTTCGATTGTGTTTTCTGAAGCCATTCGGTCCAGGTCTAAACCTGTAATCTTACATGGCCATACCTCTTCGAAGAGGTGGGTGTTAAGTACGGAAACTCCATCTTCGGCAAGTTCATTTACGATTACATTTTCCCAGTATTGGCTTGGTACCAAACCACCACCTGCAATCATATCCTGGCATGAATAGAGCCAGTCATGAAGCCATGTATCTGAACCCGCAGTAGTTAATAACTTTCCTACTACTAAGTTACCTACTGTAACTCTACCGGCAGTTTTAACGTCCCGGTTAACGTCTCCATGAGCAACCTGGTCAATCTCGATATCTGGCAAAGTACAAGTTTGGAACAGATAAGTATTGATAGGGTGCTTAGGGAAAGTGATACTCCAAAGGAATTTCTTTCTCGGATTTTTTACTTTTGCTCCCATGTCTTTTAGTTTTATTCGTTTTCAACAATTGATACCGACTTAGAAGCTTGGTCAATAATGATTGACATTGTAACTTCTTGCATTGGTACGATATCTTTATATTTCAGGATAGCTTTATACTTACCCTGACGAACATCTTGTTCGTTGTTCACTGAGAGTTCACTGTATGAGTTAGCATCTTGGTCACCCATCCAGGTATATTCTGACATAGCATCGCCATCTACGCAGGCATCAAGAAGAGGTTTAACCTCAAGCCAAATCTTATTCCAAGTGTTCCAGATATTGGGTTCTTCCAAATATCTTTCTAGAATTGGTCTAAGATTCTTTTTGAGATACAGATTCAATCTTACAATAGCCAGAAATCTTTCTGAATCTTGTTTTACCTGAGATGAGAAGCAATGCCATAACAAAGTTCTCTTACCTTGGTTAGGTACATCCTTTACGCAAATGATATTTACGTAGTTCTGAGCCAACTCATTGAGTTCGTTAGTTCTTGAAGGAGAACCATAATTCGGACATACGGGACCATTACCATCGTAGATAATACCTCGGTTCATTCCGGCAAAGGATTTCCATACACCGAATTGAGTTGCAGAAGCATCACCCAAACCAAATATAGTTCCCAGTACATCTGAATCTACCAAGTTACCGTCTTCGTTGTAGTATTTAATACCACCACCGAAGTAGGCTACATACTTAGAGTTACCTACAGTACCAATGCAAGTCTGTACCCAAGTGTTGATACCTTTCAAATCTCTTGGCTGGTCGCCTTGAGTATAATGAGTAGTATACTTGGGTACTTCGATATAATAGGTATACTCCTGCAATTCCTTAATCATATCTACTGCAGCCTTGTGTACCTTAAGTATATCAGAATCTGTAGTAAGATGTTGATTAATATGAGAGCAAGCGAATTGGTATACATCTACATAATCCTTTACAAACTCAAGAGAAGCAATCCATTCATCTGCAGTAGGAGTAGTACCTGCATTACCTATAGTACCGTTAAGAGTAACCGCATCAGCAGTAATTGCTGCATTGTTAAGTTTGATATCGATTGGGTTCTTTGTTCCATCGACATCATCCGTTAACCATTTAATGAGGTTATTCCAAGATTTGATACCTTCTACTGTATCGGTCATAACCGGTACAAGGTATTCTGAATTCTTTGCAAAAGCACTTAGAGCAAGGTAGTCTACTGAAGTGTTGTTTACAGTATCTGCTGTTTTGTAGGTAATGATAGGGCCTTGTTCTAATACCTGACCATTAGCACTTACTACTTGATAGTAGATTGTGTTAGCTTGTTTGTAAACTTTTACATTGAAGGTTTCAGCACTACCTATTGGGTCTCCATAACCCTTAGTTACCAATCCGAATCCTACTGTAGTAGAACCAGAAGTAAACTTAAAGAGAGATTTAGGACTTGCTTCTTCAGAAGTAGATTCAGTAACAGAAGAACCATCTTCAGAAGCTCTTACTGCTCTAGCACCTCTTGCTGCAGCTACAGATATAACTCCCTTGGTTGCTCCCTTACCCAATACTCTAATAACACGAAGCTTAGAACCACCCATAAAAGCCTTCTCAATATTTGATACAGAACCATCTGGTACTATCTCAGAACCAAAGAGTCTTTGGAAATGTGAGAAAGAAGTGATGATTTCTGAAGGGTCATCATAAGGACCTTTCGTGGTTCTAGCCAATACACATGAAACTCCTAACATAGGAGTAGTCTGTTGAACATTTCTGTTCTCAAACTCAAACTTAACTGAAGGTGAATTTGGCATATTATACTTAATTTAAAAGTTAGTTACTTATTTAATTAATACCCTGAAGTATTGTCCTTATTCACTTGGAGTTGAAGTAAATCGTTTTCCTGCTTTTCTACTGTACCCAAGAGTACTGAGATATCTGTGATAGGAACTAATTCACCTTCTCCTGCAAGTTTTTCTGGCAAGATACCATCTTTACATATGTACTGATATACCTTTTCGAGTAGGCCATGATTTTCGTCTGGGTGGTCATAGTAATTACCTATCTCTATATAAAGGTTTCCAGTAGGAGCAACCTTACCATCTTCCCATTCTTCCAGGTCATTATAGTAAGGTCTTACATATCCTCTTGATGGCAAAGCTTCATACATGATACTATGAAGTAATCTCATATCTTGTTGAGTATTTGCCACAAGATGTATATCCAGAGTTATGTCTTTAGTCTCATAAGGAAATTCTGAAGCTTGGTAGTTACCATTCTCTAGTTTATCTCCTATGATATATTTGTTCACACCAATATCACCATTATAGAACCCTTGCAATTCTATGGTGATTCTGGGACAAGTCTTTGCACCTTTTACCTGATTATTACCTACTCCAAAGATAGGTATGAATTTCTTTAAGGCTTCTGAATCCTCCTTAAATCTTTTCTCATTCTCTAAGGATAGTGGTAGGTAGTCATCAGGATTTAATGTAAGCTTTCTTTTTAATGCTGTCGTTAGTAGACAGATATAAAAAGTCCTTTCTACTATTTCTTCTGTATTTACCATAATTTTACACTATTTGAGCAGCTAACAAAGGAGTGAATCCATAAGTACCACCATCAGTAAATACACACTCGAAGTTAGCAGAAGTTCCACCTATCATCACTCCTGCAGTTTTTCTAGCATGTACAGTTGCTGAAAAAGTAGTTTGTGGTATATTTGATATATTACCATAATTAGTAATCCAATATGTTACAGTTACATTAGAATTAAATAACTTAACATCCTGTGATTGACCAACTGCTGGCATTTTAAAAGCCATAACCTCTTCTGATACCTTTTTACCTTCTATTAGTTTATCTCTATATCCAGTAATCGTAAATCCTACCGAAGTTTCATATACATTAGCATTCTGGTCTTTGGGTACGAATAAATTTACAGTTGGTGGTTCTAACCTATAATTATAGGAAACCGTACCTGCTGCCTGAATAACCTGAATGGTTTTATTATTACTACTTCCACTTTGTTTGATAGTTAGAGTTCCGGTGATAGCTTGTTCAGTATGATTCTTAGAAGTTATATTTACCTCTAGAGTCTTTTCTGCTGCATCAGTAAATCTAATACCAGCAGTAAATGGAGGTTCCTCTAGGAATTCAGCCGTAACCTCTACATTTTCCCATTCTCCTTGAGGAGTACCATTTATCATTTCCCTACGACGGGATGTAACAACCAAAGTATCAGTCCCACCTTTACCCAGAATATTAAGTGTATCCTTATCTACCTCCAATTGGTATTCGTAATTAAGGCTACCTTTCTTCTGAATGAGGTTAACCGTTTTAGTAACTCCATTGACATCTACAATCAATGAAGCTCGCTTATCTGATTCAGTATCATTCAACTTTAATGGGTGTACCATTACAAGTGTAGGACCCTTACCAGATGTTTTATCTGCTTCAAAATCTGCCATTATTTTGTATATTTTCTGAGTTCTTTTCTTACTTCATTACGTATAGACTTCTGTAAAGCATCAGCTCCACCTGCAGCTTTATAAGCAGGTCTCCATAATTCACGAGGTGGTAAGTTACCATCTCTACTACCATACTCTAACATAATGGCAATCTGATTAAGAGTTTTACGAGAAGTCTTTCCAAAGTAGGTTGTCTTTTTCAATCCAGGAGGTAGACCAACAAAGGTTCTGTCTTTTCGGTTCACTATAGTAACTGACCTTGCATATTGACCAGTAAGGTTTAATAGGGTATGAGCACCATACTTCTTAAGAGTAGCAGCCGAATGAGGTGGCCAAGATACTCCGGAACCTGGAGGAGGAACTCCTGTATTTAAGCTCCTCTTAACAATACGAAGAAGTTGATTACCGAACTTCCTTGAACCCAAATCATAACCTCTTTGCATAATTTGGGGAGTTCTAGTAATCAACTTTTCTGCTTGCATTTGTTTCCTTGGGTCTACATAAATCTGAACACTTCCTATCGGGAGTGATATATTTATGTTAACCTTTTTTGCCATCTTTCTTTTCTTTGTTGTTTAATCCCAACTCTTGGGCAATTTGCAAGAGAAGATTCTCCTGGGTTGATAGCCGAGTGTCTATCTCCATCTTAAATGTTTCAAGTTCTTCGGATTTGTAAGCCTTAGCTGGAGCTTGGGGGGCAATCATACCTTCAATTGTCTTAAAGATATTATCGCATTCAGTTACGATAGTTTCATACTTATCCCGGTTATTAAGAACATTCAAGGCATTGGTTCTTTGAACATTTACCTCATTAACAATGTTCTTAAGGTCGGTAGTATAGTATACACCATTATGAATACCTTCCGTAGTTTGAACAGGTAAGAAGATTGTAAGTGAGGATACTGAATCCTGGATTACCACTTCTATACTTGAAACAAAGTTGCCATCATTGCCTGAAGACATAGGTTTAATTTCACCAACTCTGATTACTGTAGCTTTGTCAAAGATTGGATACATAGAACGTCTGTCTCTTTCTAAGGTATACAATGTATCACCTTTTTGTAGTTTCGAAAAAATCAATTCTTCCATAATTACCTCCTATTTATTAAATTTAAACCGAATGATACTGCACCTGGATTCTTCTGCATGAAGTCTACCAAGTTTAAGAATTGATAGTATCCGAACTGGTCTACAAGGGCTTGGGCTTTGTTTGCTACTTCTTTAGCAATCTCTTCGTTGGGAGCAGGTAAAGCTATCTGTATCTGATATTCGGTTAGTTTTTCTTTTTCCATCTCTCTAAGTTTTTAGGTGTTAAAACGAAGAAAGGAGTACACCCCGTAAGATGCACTCCTTTCTTTTAAATTTCCAGCCCTAATTAAGCCGGAGTTGTGGTTGTTGTTTTAAGAGCGGCAACTACAGACTGGATAATGTTCTGGTCTCTCTGAGCATCTACTACTCGGTTAAGACGAGCAATTTCCTGGTCTTTAGCGGTGTTTTCGATGAGGCACTTGATTTCCTGTTGGCCATTCTTGATGTCGCAGCAGCAACGTTCCAATTGAAGAGCCAATTCAGATTTTACTTCTTTAATCAGGCCTTTAGTTTCGCAGCAGCATTGCTGTTGTTCAAAGCTCATGTTGCAAAGACGGTCCATAACACGGTTGAATCCTGCTCCCATTTGGTCACGAGAATCCCGGATATCAGAATTAGTTTTGTAACCAAGGTCGCAAAGTCCTCTTTCCGTAGTGAAACGGTTGTTGAGAACTTCTCTTCCAACACCGGCAACATCTTTTGCTACACCATTGACTTCTTGAGTAACTCCACGAGCTGCATCAGAGATATCTTTGTAGATACCTGCCTTTGCTTCTTGAACTGTAGATTCTACTTTCTGAATGTCAGCTTTAGTGTCATTGATTTTGTCCCATACGGAAACTGCAGCAGCACCAAAGCCACCACCTACCAATGCTCCACCAACGGCACCCCAACCAGATCCCCAGCCTGAGTTTCTATTACAACTATCATTACAACAACGGTCTCTGTCGGCTACCACTACAGTGCCTTCTCCTGATTTTAATTCCATAACGTTTTAGTTTTAATGTTAAACATAAGTTAATGAATTTTGTATATAGGCCTATACGTATATAAATACCGCAGTATTGTTTTATTTATATCAAGTAAAATATCTATGATATACACCACAAGTAATGATTGGTAACTTAGTCGGATCTTTAGGAGTTAAAGTTAAAGTACCAATTATGGTTCCTATAGGAAAAACAGTAGTATTCTTTTTTATTATATCTAAACGAATACCATTATCATTATCCCCATCACTTGATAACATACTGATATTTACTGTAAAACCAGCAGGAACACCAGCAGAAGGATATAATTCCCAGTGATATTCGTAATCAGTAGTTTGATTTGGGTCATTACTAATGGTTACAGGCCTACCGCTTTTACTAAACTTTAAGTTACTTAATTCTACTTGTTGAGTATAAGTACTACTATCTGTACCACCCACTGATATATTGGTTTCAATTGTGATAGCATCTTGAGCTAATGTACCGAGCCCATAATAATTACCTGACCGTATATCAGTATTACCAACCCAATTTTCATCTTTTATGGTATTTAATCTAATTGTTCTAGGCCCGTTATTATTTACTCTCCCTCCCAAGTATCCTTCATCTCTAGGGTCTTGGCTAACATAAGCATATAAGGCTTGATTACCATTGCCAGGTTGTTCAAATCTTACAGATTGACTTCTAGCTGATTCTCCATCGTTATCGGTTAATGCTCTAATGGCATAGTTATAGGAATTATCTGAATTCTGACCATTATCAATTACTTGTAACCAATCTTCTGAAGGTGGTATTAAAGTAGGTTTGATATATTTCTTAGCAAATTCTACATTATTCCTTTGTAAACTTGCATAAGAAATAATATCTCTGCTAGCAACAGAATCACTATTCATTATATCACCACTCAGAATTATATTAGTATTAGTATTACCAGCTCCTTTCCAACCGAATATAAAAATCCTCCGATAGGGTACTGGATTTACCAATAAGGTAATGGTAGGTACTGTTCCTACCTCTTTACCGTTAATTACAACTTTAGGATTATATAAAGTTATGGTATGAGTACGTGGATATTCTGATAAGTTCTGTACAGAATTACTAATACCTATAAAGGCATTTTCAGAATCCGATTGTAGAGTAGCAGATACCTGACCACTTGGTGAAGCTATTGCCGAGTTATTTTCAGCTATGGTTCTAGAATCCCAAGAAGTAGGAGTACCTTCTACTCCATTGATAGAAGTATATTCTAGTATGTGTAAATCCATTCTTACAGAATTTTCCATACCAGTAGTACCCTCTAATTCAACTTCAGTTACATTCTCTTCTACTGTACCATTACTATAGTTTGCAGTCCAAGATATTTCATACCTTGTAGAGATTGTTGCAGCATCTTGAGTAAATGCCCAAGCATTCTCTACTTCGGCAGCACCATTATAAAACATTACACTACCAGACCGAGTTTGATTAGTAGTATTTTCTTTTACAGAAACCTCAAAATCATATTCGTAATTGGTAGGATTACCACCAATTAAATCTACAGAAGCCCAATCGGTAACGGTAGAATCCAAATCGAAATCAGGTTGAACAGCAACTTTACTCGTTACTTTACCATTGATTAAGGTTTCTCTGTAAGATTGAAGTGTAACAGTAACAGCTTGTTCCAATGCAGAAAAATCTCCAGAAGGTATTGGTTCTACATAATCAATGAAATCCCTGGTAGTTACCGTAGCTGCCTGTTGTTCAACGGTCAAGGTTATCGATGTATCTCCACTACCCGTTTGGAATATGGTAATATCTGCACTTCTTTTACTAGTTGTTGTATTCTCATCTACACTTACGATAAGGGTATTACCATTCTCTTCTACATGAATCCAACTTGGAGAACCTGGTATAGAAGTAGTCCAAGTAGTATCTTCACTCTGACTAGTAACTGAACCATTGATAATCTTATATCTTTTACTACTTATGGCAAAGGAATAAGTACCATTAGGCTTAGCCGGTACTTGTTGATTTAAATCTTGTGTACCCTTATTTACTTTTAACTCATAAGACCAAGCAACACTTGCAGCTGCCTGTTTTACACCAAGACTTAAAGTCTTACTACCATAAGCCAAGTTTAAATTACCACTAAGTTGAGATTCAGAAGTATTTGCTGGCATGGTAGCGCTTATACGATATCCTACATTAAGTTCGTAAGTTACATCGGTGCTAGTTACAAAACTAGGTTTAGTTTTTACAGTAGGAGTATCATCATGCCAAACTGTATCTTTACCATTTATTACATCCCAATATCCAGACCTTACCAAAGCCTTGATAGTCCCTCCAGTATTTGATGCAGTAGGAAAACTTTCTTTGATAACCAATTCTTCTCGAATAGCCACAGTACCTGCAGCCTGATTACAAGTAATGGTTAGGGTTTTACCTGAACCCACTTGCTCATATACTACTGTACCAGTTCTAGTTTGAGTTGTAGTATTCTCTTTCATTGTAATAGCAACAGCAGCAGTAGCCCTTTGTATCTCGGCAGACATAGATTTAACTTTAATGTTAACTCCTTCATGTGAACCTTCTACCAATGAACCATTGATATATTTTCCTCGATAGCTACTTATGGTACCGGATTTGGTTGCACCTAAGGCATCAAAGTTTAACGTTGGAGTAGAAGTAGTTAAATAATACCTCCATTCTACTAAGTATGCACTTTGAGTTACCGTAACTTCCTTATATACACTACCCATAGTTGCCCTTACTACTACGCTTCTTTGATTAGGAGTAGTATTCTCGGCTACTGTTAAAGTAGTACCAGATAAACTGAATCCGGTTACTGCAGTAGGTATACTTAGGGTAGGAGTACCTGTAGCATCCGATGCTGCATTAGTTGCACCTGAAGACCAATGATTAGTTCTTGGTGCCCTTGCACTTGCAGAGATTTGTGATGTACCACCTTGTTCGGTAAAGGTACTGGGATTCGCAGAAATGGAAACTTCCCATGCACCTTGAGTTGTACTTTCAATTTGGTTAGCAGCCTGATATACTTGATAAGTCTTTTTTGAATAAGACGTTCTATTATCTGAGTCTTTAGGTACTAATTGATTAGTAGTTTTATTAAAACTTACCCAAACCTTAACTTCAGCTACTTTAGTTCTATTAGCTTGAGTAGTACCTAAACTAGGTTTATTAGTTACTCCACCAGTCGCAAAATCATAATAAGAAGGACCTGAAACTTCATAGTTTCCTCCATTAGTAACATCTCCATTCCATCCCCAGGTTTGAGAAATAGTTAATACTGGTCTATTCCATGCTCCACCCGAAGCAGGGATATCTAAATTCTCCCAATCGGGTTCAGTAATTACTACGTTATTATTATAACTTTTTACACCTGCTGCCTGATTATAAGTAATGGTTACCTTCTTACCTGATTCAGCTTGAATATAATCTACAGTACGACTCCGAGAAGATTCGGATTTATTCTCATCGGCTTGCCAACCACTACCCTGAACATTATGTTCCCAATCCTCTTCAGATTGTCTAGTGTATCCTACAGATACTGGACTACCATATAATTTACCATTAATGTATCTTTGCTTAGTAGAAGTAATACCTATTGAATTTGGAGTACTAGCTCCACCTGCTGCAGGAAAGTTTAATACAGTATTACCTGCAGTAAATGTATATTCCCAAGTTTCAACTCCAGCAGCCTGAAATAAACTTACTGATATCTGTTTACCAGACTCAGATTGGGTATATACTACGGTAGCACTACGAGATTCGGTTGTGGTATTTTCAGAAGCTACTAGTGGGCCTTGACCAATAATCCAAGAGGGCCAATTAGGTTCAGAGTAATTTACATTTTGAACTTCAGAAGTTGCAGAACCATCTAAATACTTAGTTTTTGTAGAAGTTACATAAATACCTACTTGAGTAGATGTACCTCCTTCTTTTGGAAAACTAAGAGTTGTATTCTGAGCTGTAAAAGTATACTTATAAGTTACCTTATGTATATCATTGAGCTGTACGGTTTCATTATTACCATAGGAACTAGCATTGGAGATTTCCAAGCCTATGTAAGATTCTCCCGTTCCTGTAGGAGAGAGTGCTAACAATTCAGCCTTGGTAGGGCATTCATTTGAATCCTTACCAAGGCCTACTTTAGTTTTGACAGCACTCCAAGTTGCTATCTCTCCCATATTAATCCAAGTTTGTGAATAAAAGTTTCTTTTCCAATTCTTCGATTCTTGCCTTCAGAAGTTTGATACCTTCGATTGCCAGAACCGACATCTTAGAATAATCTACCTCTTTAACCACTACATAGGTTTCTCCATCCTTTTCGATTGTTTCGAAGGCTTCGGGATTAGGTACAGTTTCAGGTTTAACCGTATTCTCAGAAACTAATTCTGGGAAATGTTTTTCGATTGCCTGAGCAATAGTACCTATATCATGACTACCTCGAATTATGAATGAATCGGTAGGTATAGAGCAAATCTCATCAAGAGTATGTTCCAAAGGTTTGATGAATGATTTAAGTCTTTCATCTGATTCCTTCCATAACCCAGAAGGAGCAGATACCTTCTTGAAGATAATTTCAGAAGTAATACCCATTCCCAGTTGGTCTCTGGTTACCTGGTGAGGATTTGATTTATCCTGTAAGTGAGTAGTTAAGTTTGTTTGAGCAAGAGTACCTGCAGCCTTAGCTTCTGCAATGGCAGTTGCCTGAGCAGTAGATACGGGTTTATCTGCATCTGATGTATTGTTAACATTACCCAATCCTACTTGAGCTTTAGTTACTTCATGTGGATTAGCTTTATTACCAATATGAGAGTCTACTTTAGCATTTACGTTGGTATCTGCTTGAGCTCTGGTTGCAGCCTCATCGGAGATTAACTTCTCTACTCTGGTAATCTCACCTTTTCTATCCTGGACTTCTTTAGCCAAGTTACCATCAGTAGCCTGGATTCTTCCTTCTAGACTATCTACAACAAAAGTCATTGCGTCTTCTAGCTCTTTGAAATTAGCTGTATCGGCTGCCTTTCTATCAGATATCTCTTTATTGATAGCCGTAGTTAATTCAGCTTTAGCCGTTGCAATAGCCTCATTTCTATCTACTACTTCCTGAGCTATATCATTGGCAATCTCTCCTTGAACAGCATTGATGGCAGCTTCCCTTGCAGCAGTTTCTGCGGCAATTTGATTAGGTAAAGTAGTGTCAAGTTTAACCTTATCTGCAGCAGTCATCATACCGGCTTTGGTAGAATTAGCAGCAGGGATATCTAATCCTTGAATACCTGTACCATCGGACTTTTCATAATTGATTGTAGCTTTAGAAGTATCCGTAACAATATTGGTTAATCGTATAGGATTAAAAGCTTTAAGAGCATTAAGATTATCCGTAGTGGTTTTACCTTTTGCTCCATCATAGGCAGTACCGGTAATCTCTCCAATTACTACTCCACCAGAAACAATCAGAGACCAAGTAGTACCAGTCCATCTAAATTGATAACCAGGTTCTCCAGTAGTTACATTCTGATAAATCTTTCCTGCCTCTCCAGTTATTGGTGTATTATGGTCAGCATCTGAAAAGAGAGCTATATTAGAAAGATCTCCAGTAGGAGACTTATCGTAGGTTGCATATACATCAATTACATCATCTACATATGAAGGTAATTGTTCAGCAGGTACTTTACCATTTTCATCCAGAGAAGCTAATCCACTAGCTTGTGCCTTAGTTGCAATAAAAGCATCTAGGGCATCTTGAACTCCTTGTATATCCTCGGTTAATTCAGTTTTCAGGGCAGCATCTGCTTCTGTTCTTGCAGTTACCTCAGTATCAATTCGAGTACCCAATGCAGTATCAGCAGCAGTTCTATCCTGAACTTCCTTATTGATAGCCGTAGTTAACTTCGTATCTAAGGCAGTATCAGCATCTTTTCGATTTTGAACTTCTGTAGATATTGAAGCCTCTAAAGCCGTCTTAGTAGTTTGGATTAATTCCTTGAGTTCAGTTTCAAGGTCTCCTGTATCTGAACCAAGACCATCAATCAAAGCCTTCAAAGCTTTACCCTGTTCTGCACTTAATGGTACCTTAGTTCCACCCGCAGTTAGGTTATTTACTACATCTCCTTCAATAAGAAGTTTACCAGCTCTTACAGTAGAGATAGACCAAGCACCTTGAGCAGTTCTCTTGAACTCTCTGTAGGATTCCATACCAGCCAATTCATACATAAATCTCAAAGTAATGGCACCAGTAGTAGGACCACTAAGCTGTAAACTCAATCTGAATTGTTGATAGAAATTATTGCCGGTATCTACCAATATATAAGGCCGGTGTGTAGTGTTATTTGCAATCTCGTTAAGCAATTCATCGGTAAATACTGCTGCAATCTCTTCTGAGGTTGCCGAAGCAGATATATTGAATGCTGCCGCTGGGATAATAATTGGTTCTAACTGAGCATCAAGTTTTTTCAAAGAATCTACTACATCTACTGAACCGCCCATATAATTCGTATCAGTAAGAGCTGGCATTCCCAAATCATTGGTAAGACCTACTGCAGCTTTTACCTTATTGAATTTAGAATCAGCATCTGCCTTATCTACTTCGATACGTTTTTGTACTTTACCAAAGGCAACCGAAGTAGTATCTGTTGCTTTTACGTCCAAATCTGTAGGAGTAGTACCTGCATTCTTTTCATAGCCATCCAACTTAATGTCTGTACCATTCAATACCGGATTTGAATCCAATCTGTGAGTATTGATAGTATGAGCATTGGTAGCATCTATGTTATCCTGCAAAGTCTTATCAGCTGCCTTTCTTTCAGTTTCTTCAGTATCAATATTTTCCTGAAGAGTTGTGTCTGCAGCTTCCCTTGCATCCTCTTCATTATCAATACGAGTACCCAATGCCGTATCTGCATTAACTCGGTCAGTAGTTTCCTTGTCGATACGGGCATTTAGCCTAGAATCTTCTGCCTCTCTTGCCCGAGCTTCTTTGTCGATATTTCCCTGGAGAGTAGTATCAGCTGCCTTTCTTTCTGAAGTTTCCGTATCGATACGAACTCCTAGTGCAGTATCAGCAGCAACTCTTGCAGCTTCTTCGGCATCCAGATTATCCTGGAGTTCTTTATCTGCAGCTTTACGTTCTTCGGTTTCAGTAGTAAGAGCCTGATTAGTTTCTGTAATCAAACCTTCTACTCGAGTAATCTCGGCCTTACGTGCAGCTACCTCGGTTTCAAGCAAAGCTTTAACTTCCAAGTAAGAACCTGAAATGTTATTCTGAATACCTTGGATTAATTCCAAGTTTCTCTGGATATTTGCCGAGTTCTGATTGATAAGAGCATCCTGGTTATTTGCTCTTGCCAAGAGTTCAGTACGAGTTTCAGTAACATAGGTTCTTAAATCCTCTACTATCTTGGTAAGATTAGTACCTAAAGTTGTAAGCTTAGTATCCAAAGCTGCATCACCATCAATACGGTTTTGAGTTTCAGTTTCAAGCTTAGTAGTTAACTCAGTAAGTTTCTGAGTCATGGTAGTTGCAAAGTTAGGGTCATCACCCAAAGCCTTAGCAATTTCCTCTAAGGTATCCAATACACCAGGAGCAGAGCCAATGATTTTCTGGATTGCAGCTTCTACTTCTTCAGCAGTCTGGAATCCTGAGTCATTCAGTAACTCGGATACCTTGGTAATATAGTTAGCATGTTCTGCTACACCATTCAATTTTACCAAGAGGAGGTCTGTAAAGTCATTTGAAGAAAGTACTTTACCATCTACCTTATCTACCTTCTTAGATTCCAATCCCTGAATAGCAGTAGTACGGTCAGAAACTTCCTGGGCTAAGGCATTATTAATAAGGGTATCTGCATTCTTACGGTCAACTACCTCTTTATCAATATTTACCTGGAGAGCAGCATCACCTGCAATGCGAGCATTAGCCTCATCAGAGATATCCTTAGTTAAGGCATTTACCTCGTCTTTGTGATTAGCGATAGCCGTATTCAAGTTTGCCTGGATTGCATCCTCTTTAGCCATAGCTCTTTCCTTTTCTACGTTGATAGCTGCGGTGTTAGCATCTACCTTGGTTTTGAGTTCATCTACCTTTTCAGTAGATTCTGTCTTCAAGGAATCAATCTTATTTTCTAATAAAAGGTCGGCACCACCTCTGTTATCTATCTCTTCATTAATCTTATTAGTAAGGATACCTAATTGCCCACCAACTTCAGCCGTTAAAGTTTGAATCTTACCGTCTATAGCAGTTTCCAATGCAGCATCTGCCGACTTACGGTCTCCAACTTCTTTATCAAGGTTTACTTGAAGGATTTGGTCTGCTGCCTTTCTTTCAGCCTGTTCGGTTCCCAAGGCAATATTCGTGGTATCAATACGAGAACTGAGGTTACTGTCACCGTTAGTACGGTCTACAATTTCCTCATTAATCATATCCTTAACCTCTTTGTAGTTATCACCTACAGTTTTGGTTACAGCAGTGATTGCTTCTGAGTTTTTTTGAATGTTAGCTGCATTGGTAGCAATTGCTGTAGTATTAGCATTTACCTGAGCAGTAAGTTCATTCTTAACCGTATTGATAGCATCCTGAATAGATAAAGCCAAATCGGATACTCTTTGATTAAGAGTAGCGATGTTTTCAGTATGTGTTGCATCTGCAGCTTTTCTATCATTAGCTTCCTTATCAATGTTAGATTGCAAGGTTGTATCGGCATCTTTACGGTCTTGGATTTCTTTAGCCAAGCTATCCTTAACTACATTCAATGCAGTATCACCGATAGAAGTCTGAGCATCTACATACTCTTTAAGTTCGGTCTTAAGAGCAGCATCGGCTTCTTTACGTTCAGCTATCTCAGTATCGATATTTCCTTGGAGAGCAGTATCTGCAGCAGTTCTGTCTTCGATTTCTTGATTTACCTTCTCTGTGATTGCTGCCAACTTCTTAGTGATAGTTGTAGCGAAATTAGGGTCATCCCCCAGGGCTTTGGCAATCTCTTCCAGAGTGTCAAGTACTTCAGGTGCAGAACCGATAATCTTTTCGATTGCAGCCTCTACATCGGCTTCCGTTTGATACCCAGCATCATTTACTAATTGTGATACTTGAGTAATATAATTTGCATGCTCTTCGATACCGTTCAATTTCTGAAGTAAGATATCGGTAAGGTCATTCTTAGACAAGGCATAACCTTCTCTCTTATCCACCTTACTTTCTTTAAGGGAATTGTCTCCTGCAATACGTGCTTCCTTTTCTGCTTCTACAGCAGCAAGTACTTCGGCTTTGTCAGCAACTCCCTTATCCGATAGAGCAGTAATCTTCTGGTCAAGGATTTGGTCCTGAGCAGTACGGGTTGCTGCTTCTGAATCAATCTGACCTTTCAGAACTTGGTCTCCAGATTCTCTTGCCTGAGCTTCCTTATCAATATTAGTTTGAAGAGTATTATCGGCATTAGTTCTGTCGGCAACTTCCCTAGTCAAACCGTTCTGCAATGTTTCATCTGCAGCTTTACGATTGGTAACCTCTTCAGCAAGTTTACTTTCAAGAGCAGCATCTCCGGATTGACGAGTAGATATTTCCTCAATTAAGCTTTGACGGATTCTTGCATCCTGGTTTTCTCTTAATTGGGCCTCTTCGGCAATCTTCTGAGCAAGTTCTGCTTTATCTTGAATGTGGAGAGTGGTCATCTGGTGCATATCTTCCACCAGTTTATCATCCCCTGCTTTACGAGCTTCTGCTTCTTTATCTACTAGGTCTTTAGCATAAGCCTTAGCATCTGCCAATGAACCAGTAGTTTCATTACGCAAGTCGGCAATGTCAGCAGTATTCTTATCAACCTTAACTTCCAGCTTATCGATTTTGTCTACCAAAGCAATACGGATATTATCAATCTTTTCATTGAGTAAATCCACAGCTTTAAGTAAAGCATTGTTTACTGCTGTAATTTGAGAACCGAGTTCGGCTTCTTTTTCTTTTGCCCGATTAACCTCAGCAGTCAAATCATTACGAAGGTCGGTAAGTTTATTTGTGATATTGGTTGCAAAGTTGGGGTCATTTCCTAATGCTTCTGCCAACTCTTTAAGAGTATCTAGAGCATCACCAGCACCGTCAACCAAATCATCAATCGTTTTCTTAACTTCTTCTTCAGTTTGAAACTTAGAGTCGTTTTCTAACTGAGAAACTTTTGTGATGTAATTGGCTTTCTCTTCGATTCCATCCAACTTTCTTTTCAGTTCGTCGGTAAAATCGTTTTTCGATAAGTCATATCCCTCTCTCTTATCAACCTTGTTCTTAATAGAGAGAATGAAGGCCCAGAATTCATTGAGAGTTCCAGCAAAACCAGCAGTCACTAAGTCATCATAGTAACCTTGTAACAACCGCTGGTCAATTTCCTCGCAGGTGTAATATTTACTTACGTACATATAGGTTTATATATTTAAGGGTTAATTAATCATTTGTTTACCCAAGAACAGTTCAGTATCACTACCTCTGAATGGTTCTCCTTCTGAACCACAGAAAGCATTCATGGGTATTCCTGGATTATCAGGGTCTACATCTCCGCCATCCTCAACATCACCTCTGATTATTGCATAATCTGGTAATCTATTGACTCTGAACTTCATAGTTTGCCCAATACCTGGATGAGGTATTATCTTATCCCAAAGGTCTCCGAAATAATCTTGAAAGCAAGAAACGTATTTATCACCAGTCATGGATTGCATGGCTGTAATATCATTTCCTTGCCCTTTCATTTCAACATGTATTCCGCATATACCATGTAGGATTACCATATTACTATCGAACCAAATCCCATTTTGGGTTTCAATTCGAGTCCATCGTAATTGTAACATCTTTGCCATATACGTTCATTTTTATTCTACAAATTCGATTTTGGTATCTCTATCTCTCTTGAGAATGACCATGAACACCAATGCTTCATCTTTGGCCTGGGCAACTTGTGTATCTCCTGCAGGTTTATAAGTAATACCATTAATCACGAATCTATCATCAGACCAGTTAAAATCCCAATAACCTTCTGGAGTTAAGTATCCCAGGTTTTCTATATAGGATTTTGTAACTAGTATGGATAGATTCTCATCATCGAGTTCTCCAGTGATTGTGGCTTTATTGATAGGCCAGTTTCGAAAGGCATTGTAATAACAGAGAGCCTCGATGGGTATATTATAATATTTAGGGATATAATCTTCTCCATGACTTAGGAGTTGATTTACATTCTTTGCCCAAGTTATAGTTTGCCTTCCAGCATCTATATCCAAGAAATCATTGATAATCTTCTTGTATCTATCCCAAGAACGATTCTTTACCATTCTATGAGGAGTCTTGGTCATCTTTTCTTGATTAAGGTTCTACCATTTCTTTTTACTGGTACACTTGGATTAGGTCCATCCAATATACCTGGTCTTCTTCTGTCAACTACTCGAGGAACTACTAACTTATTAACTGGTGCACAGAATGGTAAGTAGATTTCCAATCTTGTAGCTAACATACAAAGTCTTTGTTTTAATTCGTCTATGACACCTCCAGGTTGCAAAGCTTGTGAGAATGTTTTCCATAATGAAGATGTTGAATCTGAAAGCATATCATAGTACTGTACTTCAGTAGGCCCAGTAGTGATTTGTTTAATCCTATCACCTCGGGTAAGTTCTGGTTTCGAACTACCATCTCCCGCTTGTTCTTTGGTTGATGTTAGTTGACTAAGGTATTCTCCGGTACTCGTTAATAAATTAAGGAGCTTGACATTTAGATAATCCCAGGCTGCCAACTCCATTATTAATTGGTTTTCTAGAGCTTCATACATTAATTCATCATTATATTTATCCAAGGGAATACAATGATTTACTAGTGGTTGGATATATAATTGCCATTTAGTTATGTACATCTCCTTCTCCTCTATGGTCATACCATCGGAGATTTCTGAAGGAATGAAATAATTAATAAGGTTATATATACTGTCCGTTAATGTAGTAACAGCCTCTGTATTTACAATTACTAATTTGGTAGCAGAAAGATTAAGTCCATCGGAGTTCGTGATATTCAGTGCTACTGTATAAAATCCGGACTTTTCATAAGTGTAAGTTGGTTGCTTAACATCGTAAGCGGACCCCTTATCATCACCAAAGTCCCAGTCAAAAATGGCCTTGGCTGGGACTTTGCTTAGTACTCTAAATGAAACTTCCAGACCATTCGTAGTAGCTACGAAGTCTAGATTTTCCATGATGAATTATTTAGATTGTTCTTCGAACTCTTCCAGCAATGCCTGAACCAGGGTTACCGGAGTATCATTCTTCTCGGCTACGATTTCGTGGCGAGCAGCAATGAGAGTAAGTTCTTCCAGAGTATAGGCCTTTGCAATCTTTGCAACTTCCATACCCTTTTCAAACTGAGCCGTCAGTTTCTTTTCCAGCTTGTCCAAATCGTTAGCCGAATATTTCTCTACTTTGTTTTTGTCAGCAATCATCCGAAGATGTCCCGAGTTCAAAGCCATTTGGATTTTCTTTGAACCAAATTGACGGAGAGTAAGTTCTCTTTCTTCTCCTCTTGCGATAGTGATACCAGTTGACTGGTCATGAAAACTGTAAGCTTTGGCCCCTACAGTTACTTTTATTTTTTCACTCATAATCTACTAAGTTTTTAGATGTTTTAAAAATAGGGATAGGGTTTTGCGAGGACCCTATCCCATTCGAAATTAGAACTGTGTAAAATAAAACCAGGTGGCTTTACTCTAGGTTAACCATCAAGTACGGGTCTATGTTCATGAAGTCCGGGAATCCAGCTTCAGAGAACTTCTTATCTGCAGACAAGATGAGTGCAGCATCCTGATACATCTTAGAGAAGCCAGTAGTCAAGCTTGCATAGATTGCCTGAGTCTGGTTAGAAACGATTCTTTCAGATTCAAGCATCAACTGACGAGCAGTAAGCTTGATCAAGGCAGCAGATGTATCAATCAACAGCAACTGTTGGTCTGGTGTACCCGGGTGAATGTAGAAATCAGCATTCTTGGGAACAGGAGACTTAACATTCAGAGTAGCTTCTGTAGTACCAGAGTGACGATCCTTGAATTCCGGCAAGTTCAGCATTTCGATTGCCTGGTCTTCACCACCAATCATAGTTTGGAAGTTACGTCCCATACGAGCAGCACGTACCCAAATATGGAGAAGGTCCTTATATGTGATACCATTGGTTGTTTCGTATACACCGATAATCGGAGCAGATTCTGAACCATCCGGTTTATTACCATTGATAACAACGTCCATAGCCAATGTATCCATTGCATAACCCAGCTGAACACCGAAATCACGAAGGTAGATTGCTAATACATCGAGAGAAACGTAGTTACGAACTTCATCAGTAAGTTTAAAACCTTTACCGATTTTAAACAGAGAAACTGATTTCTGTCCGAAGCTTACATCTCCCAATGGAATTGTTTCTGCCTCGTTAACCTTAGCCGGTGCAGCATCGGACATGTTAATCATCGGCATGATAGCAGTCAGCCCATTGATAGACTGGTCAGATGCAATAATCTCCGGATAAAACGGAGCTTGGCGCATACCCAAAGTAATGGCAGAACGAATGATTTCCGGAACAATCCAACGAACATCTTGCTGAGGCATTGTGAAGATGTTTTCCATTGTATCGATTTTCGGATTGATACCAACCTTTTCGAACAATTCATCTTCTGTGATTCCCCACTTACCTGTAGCAAGTTCACCCAGGGTAACTTCTACCGGCTTTTTATTCTGGGCTCCCTGACGGAAAGCATCCAGCTGACTTACCATTTGAGGAAGTTCTTTGATAAAGTCTTCCTTCTTCAGTTTTGAAATATCAACTTTTTCCATAATGTATTTTTCTTCTTATTTAATAAGTACTTGGATTAACTCGTTTGCTTCGTCTGCCGGAGTAAGAGCAATGAAAGGAGTTGAGGTTCCCTGGTTTGCTTTTACAAAACGGTCATTTAGCAAATCTCCAGAAGGGATTACATAACCAGCAGTGAGAGTAGCATTTGATACCCAATTACAAATCATGTAACCTTCCATGGCAACTGTAACTTCTACAGGGAAGTTATGCTGGGCACGGTAAGCCGGATTGATGTTATCAGTAACAGCAACTCCCAAATATACTTCAGTAGCAGCATCTTTGAAAGGGAATATGAGGCCAGTTTCATCAATTGCCACCGGCATACCCTGAACGATTGTTTCTCCTTCTTTTACATTGAAGGCTTGGTGCAATTTGTGGGATTCACTTTTGTAAATCACCGCTCTTGGAGTTTTTTCCCCAAAGAGAGTCATTGCTTGGTCTTTGTTTACGATTTTCGTCATAACAGTGATATTTATCGATTATTTCTTTATTTGAACTTACTCTTGTAGATGTCATCAAGAACATCGGAAGTAGATTTCTCTACGAATTTAGATTTATCCTCAGTCTGAGTTCCTGATTTATCTTCAGATTCCTGAGCTGAAGAAGCACGGCTTACATCGTGAGAACCACAGCTTGCGCATACCATTGGGAACTTCTCTTCCAAACGAGCCTGATAGTCTTTCTGGAGAGAAATCAAAGTAACCATGCCAGTAGTTTCGGCATTCAACATTGTGATGATAGTTTCATCGGCTTTGTCACCCATCAACTTCTTATAAGTACCTACGGCATTTTCACGGAGAGAAGCAATGTGATTCTTTCCTACTGTTGCCATTTCCTTCAAGTTTGCTACTTCAGCATTCAGATTAGTAATCTGTTCAGTGAGAGAAGATTTCTCTGTAGTCAGATTATCAACCGTAGTCTGAAGACTGTTTTTGGATGATACCAAGCTTTGAATACATGAGATAACTTCTTCCTGAGTCATCTCTTTGCCTTCTGCAAGGGATAGCATGTTATCCCCGAAAAGCTTTTCAAGAAATTCTTGCAATTCTTTGTTCATATTCTCTTTATTATTATTTTGGTTTTCTTGGTTATCAATTAAAGAACCCTGAGTATCGTCCTTTTCTTGAAACTCCGAGAGATCTGTTTTGTAGTCAGTAAAGAAGTACTGTTTAGACTTGTCATCCCTATATTCCTCATAAGAAGCCCAGGTTCTTTTTGCAAAAGTAGGATTAACAATTTTACCATCTGAACCAATCTTTTGAGCAAATGAATCAGCACCATGGGATACTAATGAAGTTTCCAAATAACGAACTACCTCAGTAACTATTCTACGTACCATCTCTCCCTTAGAATCATAGGTACCAAGCTTCTGGTAGAATTCACCATCTTCCATTCCTGGATGAGATTTATCCCACTTGAACTGTACAGTTACTGAATTACTGTGGATTGAAGGAGGTTCCATAAGGATTCCTCTAGCAATTCTTGGATTTGCCTTACCATCAATCTTCAGAATACCATTGATACCTGCAGGAATAGTGAAGTGTCCATCTTTATAAGATTCTTGCCACATCACTTGAGATACAGCCCCGATTGCATTACCAATGTTTGTTTCATGGTCGCAGTTTACGGTTTGACCAAGTAACATTTTCATTGATGCCTTTAGTACTCCATTTTGACTAAAGTCAGTAGGATTCCAATTTTTAGATACAATCGTTTCTGAAAGTAATCTAAACATCGGTTCGATAAATTCTTCGTCCTTAGGAGTAAGTTCAGATTTATCAAGGTTAGGATAATAAGTATTGTAATCTATATCACCTCCCCAAAATCCAAATTGAGCAATTGTGTCAGGTGTTGGAGTCTTCCATTTATAATAATTCTCGGAGAAGGCTTGGGCTCCTACTGATTCTGGGATATACCCAGCCATTATAGTATGACCTTGCCCAATCACCATAGAATCAAGATGCTCTTTGTTTTTC